CGGGCCGTGCATCTCGAACGGTATCGAGCTCGCTCTCGTCCATCCAGCCCAGACCGACGATGCTCAGCGTCACGCGTCTCTTCGCCTTGGTCTCCGCCTTCATGAGCGCATTGGCGAGCGCGTCGTCCCTGAGGTTGGCAATGCTCACGACGCCCGTGCTCTCGTCACTACGCCCATCGGGAGTCGTGGCGCGAGCGGTAACGATGTAGACATCCTCAATCCGCTCACGACCGGCAATGTTGATGCTGATCCCGTGAATTTTTCGAAGCTGATCCCCTGCGTCTTTTTTGGCGTACAGCACCAGCCGATTGTTCAGCGTCACGTACTCAAACGGACGACTGAGCGGGTTGAGCCCGAGGCTCTGGCACACCTCACCATAGTAACGCATGCGCTGCTCAGAGCTCAACTTCGACAGATCGCCAATCACCGCCACCTGCTCGGCCAGCGTGGCCGATTGTGCACTCGCCTTTTCAATCGCGTTCGTCATTGTGCGTTCTCCCGCTTCTGCTGCTTGATCCACTGCTTCAGTACATTCCGTACCAACACTCCGACAGGCACATCCAACTCCCGAGCGTGCTGCTCAATCGCCTCACGCTCCGCTCCACGTAGCCTGGCGTAAATAATCGCATCACGCCGCAACTCGTCAGGCAATCGTGTCCTACTCATGGTGTCCTCCTTTCATGTGCGTCAGTATAGCGCACGATCCTATATTTGTCAAACGCATATACTGTTGCCATACGCGCTATTGTCAGGTATACTACCATCATACGATATCACAACGGAGGTAACACATGGGCTATTTAACGGCAGATGAGGCAATCGCACTGCTGGAGGAGGCGGTCGAACAGGCCGGTTCGCAGCGGCGTTACGCCATGCGGCATCAGCTCAACGCCAACTTGATCGGGTCTATCCTGAAGCGCCACGTACCGCTGTCTGCTCCGTCGGTGCTGCGGGCTATGGGGCTCAGACGCATTGTACTGTACGAGCGAGAGGAGACACAATGACGGACATCCCGTACCTGAAACTGCCCTACGTGGGCTCATCGTCCATTGAGAACATCGACGGCGTCACGATTGCCGAGTGCATCACACCCGACATCGCCGAGGCGCTGGTGAACGTCGTGAACACCGCGTTGTTCTTGGCGTCGCAGGGCAAGGCGCCAGCGCTGCGGCTCCCCGCGGACTTGCTTCGGGAGGTGACGTCGTGACACACCTGATTGATCGCATCTACGAGCTGGAGGTGTACCGCGAGGGCCTCCGCCGGATCGGCAAACTTACCAACGAAAGGCAGCAGCAGATCGCTGCCGAGCTGGCCGAGCTGCGCCAGCGATTGCACGGAGCCACCAAATGACAGCCATTACGCTACCCACTGCTACCCTCGCCCAGGCGCTCAAAGTGGTGCTCCCTGCCATTCCCGGTAAGAGCAGCTTGCCCGTGCTGTCCAACGTCCTGATGCGCGTGGACGGCACGACGCTCACGCTCACCGCTACCGATCTCGCCATTGGCATTGCCCACCGCGTACCGCTCGCGGCCGACGGTGGTCGCTGGGCGCTCACCGTGCCTGCGAAGACGCTGACGGAGATCGTTGCCAAGCTCCCGGGCGGAGACGTGACGCTAGAGCCCAGTCTTGAGCGCTGCACCTTGCGCCTGGGCGGTATCAATTTCCGCACGACCATCAACGGTATCGACGCGAACGAGTTCCCGAGCGTTCCGACCGCCCGCGACGTTGTCGATGAGTTCGTGTCCATTCCCATGGGGCAATTCCAGGCCGGTATTCGGAGCGTCGCCTTCTGCGCAGCGACGGATGACGCTAGGCCGGTGTTGCAGGCCGTTCGGTTCTCGTTGGAGCAGGACGGCTACTCGCTCACCGCAGCCGACGGCTATCGATTGGCGCAATACCACGCCGTTAGGACGCCGATTGTCATTCCTCAGTACCTCACCACACCACTTCTCATCCCCGGCGCTACACTCAAAGAGATCGCCAAGTTGCGTGGAGACACGATCCGTCTGGGCCTGACGCCTGGGCGCAACCAGCTGGTGGCCCTGACCGAAGACACGGCGCTCTCAAGCAGGATGATCGAAGGCCAATACCCGGACGTCACGCGCATCATCCCCGCACAGGACGACACGCGCGTTGATCTCAACGATCCCGGAGCGCTGCGTCGGGCTGCCGAAGTGGTCAAGGTTTTCATGGCCAATGAGCAGGGCACACCGATGCGCCTCCAGATCGACGGCACCAACGTCACGGTGTCTACGGCCAAGAGCGAGATAGGGGAAGGAGAGGTTGTGGTGAAGGGCTACGGCCACGCAGGGCCGTCGGTTACTACCGCCGTCAACGTTGGGTATCTCCTGGAGCTGTTGCCGACCCTCCCGCAGCAATACACGCTCGGTACCAACGGCGTCAGTTCGCCCGTGGTGTTCCGGGCGTCCGGGTTGATCCACATCATCATGCCCATGAGCGTTCGCAAGTAGGAGGGGCTATGCCGGGGAGACACTGGACACCACTCGAAGACAGCACCCTGATCGCCATGTGCGATCGGGGTGCGCCCCTCACCCAGATCATGCGCACCCTGGGCAGGCCGCGCAATGGCATCAATCGGCGAATGAAGGTGCTTCGCATCCGCAGGGTGCACAAACCGCAGGGCGTACACACCGCAAACGGCATAGCTCGGCTCGTTGGAAAATCGCAGGAGACGGTCAATCGCTGGATGCTCAAATGCAACCTGCCGCATCGGCGCGTCGTGGACAAGATAGCCAAATACATCCACTACCGCGTGAACCGTCTTGATCTCATCGACTGGCTTTCCGATCCACTCAACTGGCATCGCTACGACGTGGAGGAGATCACCGATCCACTTCTTCGGGACTACTTACGGGACGTGCAGCGCACCGCCCATAACCCGTATCTGACGATTGAGCAGATCGCCGAACGCTACATGGTCGCAGTGGACACCGCTCAAAATTGGATGACGCAACGTCGGCTGACAAATTGTAATCCGATGCATGGACGCGCACTGGTACATGAAGATGAGCTTGCAAACTTTACCCCACCCCACATCAGCCCCAAGCGTCGCTCGTAGGCGACGCGAGTGGACAGCCGAAGAGCTTGAGATCATCAACGCCATGCGCCGCAAACGATGCAGCATCGCAGAGATTGCCGAGCGCCTGGGTCGGACGCGATCGTCAGTCAACTCCTATATTACGCGCAACATGGATAGCGTGACGCAATATCCGCGGCGCCACCAGAACGAGCGCCAGCCCTGGACTGAGCGGGACGACACGCTCATTATCGAACTGGCCGAGAGCTGCGTAGGTCTCAGAAGGATGCGCCAGATTCTCAAGCGCAGCAATAAGAGTATCCGTGATCGACTACGCAATCTCCGCGGCAACGGATCGGTTATTCGTCGTGCAAGCCCTGAGCTCCAGACGGCGCGGGAAGTGGCGCTACTCCTGGGCGTGGGCGATCAAACCGTGCGCAACTGGGTGCGCTACATGGCGCTCCCGGCGATTATCCACGAGACGCGGAGCCGCCGGTTCCACGTCATCCACAGTACCGATCTCTGGCATTGGTTGGCACGCCCTGAGCATCAGCATCTCGTGAGCCTGGCCACCGTCACCGATCCTGAGCTCGTCGCCTACCTGCGCGAGCAGTGGAGCCGCGAGGAGTGGCTGAACATGGCGCAGGTGGCCGATCGGTTGTGCATCGGCATGTCGTCGGCGTTCACGTGGAGGGCCCGTGGTTGGATCACCTGCTACTACCCCTACCGCAACTACTGCGTCGTTCGCAGAGACGAGCTCGAACGAGCTATCAAGGAGCAACGCCCCTATGGATAGAGACAAACCCGCCCTGCGCCTTCTGGGCGCCTTGCGCCACGCGACGGGGCGCGCAACCATCGAAACGATGTCCGACGATCATTGGGCCGAAGCGGAGCGCCTGGCGGCGTCGTTGCATCGGCTGATTAAGGCTCGCCGCGATCAGGCGAAGGCGGAACGGTATCAGCGTATGATGCGGAGGCCGTCACAGGAGGGAGTATGATCGGCACAGGCAAAGGTTGGAGTAAAGGGAAGGCGTTCGTGCCCAGGCAGACGTGCCAGCAATGTGCAAAAGAATTCTACGCCCCGCCTGTGCTTATTCGACGCGGTGGCGGAAAGTTTTGCTCGCGAAAATGCGCAGTCGCAAGTAGGGCTTTGCGTGAAAAAGTGCGCGTAGTAAAAATATGCGCCGGATGTGGCAATGAATACTTGTGCTATCCATCGCATGTCAAGCGTTCGCGTTTTTGCAGCAAGAAATGCGTGCATCATATAAAAGAAGGGTACATAAAAGAAGGACACATAAAAGAAGGGCATATAAAGGAAAGATACACAAAGGAAAAGCATTGCGCGGCATGCGGGAAGTTGCTTGTAAATCGCTTGCGTAAGTATTGCTCGCGCACGTGTTACGCTGCGTCCAATACCGGATCGAATAATTGGAACTGGAGGGGAGGCAACCAGATGATCACGTGTTCTATTTGTGGTGTTGAGTTTGAGGCAAAACGAGGGCAAATTACAGCTGGCTATGCCAAATTTTGCTCGCGAGCATGCCACGGGATCTTCAAAGGGCAGAACGCGGAAAAAACCCATACGCGTGCCAGAGGCGGACGACGCGAAGATCTTGGAAATCGTTATTTTCGATCTTCTTGGGAGGCGAACTGGGCACGGTATTTGAACTGGCTCATTCAAATTGGCGAGATCAGGAGTTGGGAATACGAGATTGACACGTTTGAGTTTTCTCGCATCAAACGCGGCAATCGGACATATACACCAGACTTCAAAATCACAAATAGCAATGGGAGCACAGAGTATCACGAAGTCAAAGGGTACATGGACAAGTCAAGCAAGACAAAGCTCGATAGGATGGCTCGTTATTATCCGAATATCAGGGTAATTTTAATTGACGAACCGGCATACAAAGCCATTGCGAGTCAATTCAAAAGAAGCCTGCCAGGATGGGAATAAGAATGGCACTCATAATCAACGACCACGCCACGCCATCGGCGGCACAGTGGCGCATTGCCATTGATGGGATGAGGAATAGCTGGGAGAGCTGGGAAAATGGCGATAGTTACATCTCGCTCTATGGTGATTGGGTGTTCGGTGCCAAAGACCGGCAACTGCTCAAGCAGCTGCTCAAGGCGGGGCCGGATCACGCAAAGGCAGCGCGGCAGTTTTTTCTGATTGCTACCGTCACCGCACCGGATTACTGGTGGCGACAACTGGATCAGTACCGCGTTGGCGTAGACAAAAACAGGCCAAACGAGATCCTCTCCATTGGCCCGGACGATCTGTCTACCAACAGCACGTCCCAGATGCACACGCTCGGACGCCAACCAATCACGGAGGAGCACATCGACCTAGACGACGTGCCCGAGGACGAGCGCGAACAGTACCTCGCGCTCGTTAACAGGCAGCGCGAACGGTGGATCGAAGCGGGCAAGCGCAAGGGGCCGCAGTCCACCGAATGGCGCGGGCTGCTCCAGCTCGTTCCAGCCGGTTGGATCTACCGGCGCACCATTGCCACCAACTATCAGGCCGCGCGAGCCATGTACCACGCACGGAAGAGCCACCGCGAGGGCGAGTGGAGGGACTTTTGCAAGTGGCTTGAAACGATTGAGCACAGTTGGATTATCACGGAGGAGTTCTGATGAAGTATGTTTACCTAGTCCGTGCTATCGGCACGGACTACTACAAAATCGGCTCAACGAAGAGCGTGGGATCTCGTATGGATCAGCTGCGCAACACGTCGCCGTTCGATCTGACATTGATCGACAGCGCACCGAGCGAGCGAGCGCAACACATTGAGCGAAGCCTTCACAACCAGTTGATACACCATCGTCATAATGGCGAGTGGTTCGAGTTGGACGGAGAATTGGTTCGAAGCGTGGTCAACACGATTAGAAGCGCCGAGGAGGAAGCGATAAACGGCGTTGATGCGCTTCCTCAAGATATTCCGCGGCGATTGATAACAACACAGGATATTGTCAGGCTCAAGCATCAACCTGACACCCCGCAGGGGCGCCGTGACACGCTAATGTTGTGCCTGATGCTCGACATGGGCATACAGATCGGCATCCTCCCACACATTGCATCAGGCGAGCTTGAGCAGATGGGTACAATTCCAGCTGATACGCGCATCGCACTGGAAGCCTATCAGGAACACGATGGGCTGCCGTTCGGCAGATTGCTGCGCGGCTCTCGGAAGAACGGGGAACTATGGGGCTACATGTCCACACGCGCAATTGCCGAACGCATCGCGATACTGGGTGACGATATTGGAATTGACAGGCTCAGTAGTCGCGATCTCCTGCACGCTTACAAAACGTACGGCCCAGTGCATTGCCTACAGGAGTTTAAGTAAAATGCTTGCCACATCCGCCATCCGCGCCGCATTCGACGACGGTGCGATTATCTGCGTGCCGCCACCGCCCCGTATCGAAGGTGCTCATATCGACATCACCCTGGGCAACCACGCCTGGCTGTTCGATCCCGCACGCGAGGAGCAGGGTGAAGAGCTCTCCGAGCTCGACATCGGCACCGCCGATCCTGCCGATTGGTTTGAGTCGTGGGACGCCGTGGACGGCTGTATCTGGATCCCTGCGCAGTCCACGATCCTCGCCCACACCCGGGAGTATATCGGCACGGCACCCGGCTCCGGCCTTGTACCGATGCTCCACACGCGCTCTACCCTGGCCCGTTGGGGCCTGTCCGTCTGCACCGCGAACGCAGGGCAGGGCGACGAGGGCTACTGCACGCGGTGGACGCTGGAGATTGTCAACCCGCACCAGCGCACCATCCTGATCCCCGTGGGTGCGCGTGTCGGTGCGATCTCGTTTCACGGTGCCGAGGGCACGGCGCAGCGCTACCAGATCGACACGCGCTACAACGCGACCATTGCCCAGTGGCAGCCGTCGCACATGCTGCCGCGGAGAGGTAATCTCCTATGAACGAACGTATCTCCGAGCATCTGCTCAACGCGCAACAGCGCCTCCAGGAGCGCTACGACAACTCGCACCCGTTCCCGAACCGACGTGGCTGGCTGTATCAGCACGAGGACGGCACGAAGCGCTTGCGCCGCGTACCACTCAGCCGGTTGCGGTGGCTTCAGGACTGCCTGCTCTTCGAGCACACCGACGATTAGGCTAGGCCCGCGCACCCAACGCGCCTTCAATCGAGGGCGCGTTTTTCGTCGCCAAAAATTGCTTCAAAATTGGCCATCTCACCCACTAGACAATGTTTAATTGCTATGCTATATTTAATCACGTGAGGGGCAACGCTAGTAGCAACAGGAGACACCACGATGAGCACTACCAAGCCTAACACCAAGACGGTCAACGGACTGATGTCTGTGTTCTTCGGCGGAGCCGCCGAGAGAAAGGCAGTTACGAATATCACAACCGCCAGCGGTGCGCTGGCGGTGCAGTTCACCCTGACGGCGAGGCAATTCCAGTGGCTGTGCGACGTCGCGCAGCGCGAGGATGGGTTTGTGCCCACCTCACGCACCGGACGCGCCAGTGTGCAGGGCGAGATTGACGGCGCATCGTTCGAGGCCAACGAGCAGAAGGGCGGAAGCGCCCTGGTGCTCGTGCGCTACTAGGCTCCAGTCGTGCGGGAGGGGCTACGGCCCCTCCACTACCGTAGCAGTCGGTAGCGCCGCCAACGTGGCGGTGGGCGTGGAGGAGGAGAAAACACCATGGCACACTTCATTGTTTCGTTTCACGCACGGCAGGCCGATGAGCGGATCGAGCTCGACGCGAATGGCACGTTCGACAGCATTTCTGAGCACCCCATTTACGGCGAGGTGCATAACTACCGTTACAACGTCTCAAACCGTGAGGCCGACGAGTTTGAGTTGGCGTGCGAGCGGCTGGACGCGGTGGCGGCGTATCAGTACGTTGAGCCGGAGCCGTTGAACACCAATCGCATGAAGCGCATTGCACGTCTGGCCGGTGTCTCCACGGCCACCGTCAACGAGTTTGCTCACGCCGATTGGAGCGAAGCCGATCACCGCGAGGTTCTTGCACAGTCGTCTGACGCGGAAATTGCATCGTGGATTCGCTCTTGCATGCGCTAGCGCCTTCAGTCGTGCAGCGGGCGCAAGCCCGCCCCAGGGTAGAGTCCCTGGCCCGTGGCACCTGGCCGCGGTGGGCGTGGAGGAGGAGTACGATGCACCACATCACCCCAGAGAACGTTCGAACGGCCAGCCCCGAGCTGCTGGCGGCCATTTGCGCCGTCGTCAACGCGGCCATCGACCATGACGGCGCGTTCAACAAGGCGCATGCGCACCTCGCCCATATCGTGGTGCCCGAGTGGTACCACTACGGCGTCGCCGAGGCGCTTTTCGATCTGGCCCGCGTGCAGCAGGAGGATGTATGAACTACCGCGTATGGCTGGCTGACGACGGCGACCCCAACCACGAAACGCTTCGGGACATCATGTTCGGCGAGTGCGAAGAGCCCGTCTTTGTCGAGCGTGACAACGACCTCGTCGTCTGGGACTTCGAGGTCTCAGACAGCATCTTCGAGCACTGGCTACAGCAATTCGGGCCGGTGATGGCCTGGGAGCGTCTGTCATGACGCTCGACGACCGCCTACGGCGCGTGGGCTACCACCTCACGCGCCGCACCCTGGGCGACGGTACCATGGCGTGGTTCGTCGTCGCTGACTCGCCCTCCGGGGCGAAGGGGTACCACTGCAGGACATTGGCCGAGGTGCGCGAGCTGTGCCAGGCTCTCACCGAGTGCCACGGCAGACGCGGGGCCGTGACCAACTACGGCGGCGCGTGGCGCTGCCACGAGATCGACGAGGAGTATCAACACCGTGACAACGAGCGGCTCTAAACGCGGTCGCCCGCCCTACGCCGAGGGCCAACTCCGGCGCGTGGGCGTCAACCTGTCGATCCGTCAGGATCTCCTAGAGCAGATTGATCGACTGGCCGCCGAGCAGGGTGTCACCCGCTCGGCACTCATCGGCGAGTTGCTCCAAAAGGTCCTCTCACAGTAGGGCATGAACGCGCAAAACAGCCCCTGGGAGCGTTCCCAGGGGCTTCGTCGTGTCTCAGTATCCCTGTGGTTCTTGCGGTGGCTCTAGATCGTTCAAGAGCTTTTCAAGCTCGGCGGCTGCGGTGATCAACGCGGTGATCTGCATCTCGGCGCTGCGCTTCGTCTCCTCGGCCTGGCGTCGCAGCTCCGCCGCTCGCTGTGCAATACGCTCACGCATTGATTGCCGCCTCTAGCGCATCAATGCGATCAAGCGCTTCTTGCAACGCCTTGACGAGTGGCGCAATCAACTGCTCGTAGCGCAGCGCCTGTATAGCGTTGGGATCCGTGGGATCGACAGAGATCCAACCGCCAAAATCTGCGCCTTGCAGCGCGAGATGCACCTGTTGCGCGGAAAATCCACAGTGCGTACGCTGCCCCGGGCGATTCACCACGACTGTTTCGTCATTCTCCAGGGCGATCGCGTTGGCGCCAATAACAAACTGATACGATATTGGACGCAGCGCACGAATAAACGACGTCCCCAGATGACAATCTTGCACGTTTGCCAGCTGCGACTGGTCGGCGCTCGTGATGGGGTGGGTCTCTGTCCAGATACCTGCCCATCGGGCATCAGATGTGCCGAGAGAGTACGCATTGTCGAGTGACGGTGCTACGTGGCCCTGCTCGTTCACGGTGATTGAGTTCGGATAGAGCAGAGGAGACGATTCTTCTTCCATGATGCCTCCTAATTCAGCACAATATTGTTAAAATCCACCACCTCGGAAAACGCCATGCCGATCTTCTGGATATAGAGCGCAATACCGTCCGAGAGCGTACTGGCGGTGTATCCTGCCGTAAAATTGATGCGAAGATCCATGCCGCTCGTTGTCACGCTGGAGTAGTTCCCGTAGCCGTTGTAGGCCGTAGGAGAGCCCAGTGTAGCCTGCGAGCTGAACATCACATCGACGCCAAACGCCCTGGGCGACGTGGTGTTCACCTCTCCGCTCACGCCACGAATAATCAGGAGCGTGCGCTCGTTGTAGGATGACTGGGAAATAATCGGGATCGTCAAAATGGTTCCCAGCGAAACCGTCGGGATGAACTTCACAAAGTGCACCATGCCCGTGCGGTTCGAGCTACTCGTGGTGGTATCACGATGCGTGAATCCGTTTTGCGTAATCGTGAATGAGCCGGTGAAACTACTGGTACCGCTGTACGTATTGTTGCCACTGAGCGTGTTGTTGCCACTGAGCGTGTTGTTGCCACTGAGCGTGTTGTTTCCGCTGAACGTCTGGCTGGCGTTCAGCCTGGCCGCCGTGCCTGTTCCGTCCACGGTGAGCGTCCAGCTGCCCGTAGCAGGCGACGTGGCAATTTTGATGCTGCCGCCCCCGCCCTTCACCGTTGCGATGTCACCGTTCGTGTCGGCGTAGAGCTGAATGAAGTTTGACGCCGGTTCGGTTGGCGCACTGCTCTGATCCGCGAGCCTGATGCTCGTGATGTTCGCCGCGTTGATGTTTACCGTCATATGCGTGCCTCCTAGTTGTTGATGAGCCCGTGCGTCCGCAGATCGTCGATGAGCGCTTTGACGCGCTCGGCCAGTTGCACGAGCGTCACTGTGCCAGTGGCAAACGTCGTTCGTGTCGCCGTGCCTGATGGAGCGCCCCAGCCGGTGATACGAGCGCCCACCACCTGCGTGCCGTTCACGCGGTAGACGCTGCCACTGCTGATATTAACACTGCCACCAACAGATAAATACGAATTGACATCTGGAAATAGCGTCCCAATTCCAACTTTTTGAGAGTTTGCAATGATGTATGTATCGTCGATAGAGCTTATTGATAATGTACCTTCCGATCCTACGTACAGTGTTTCTGAGGGGGCCGAATACGCGGCAGAAATCGATCCTAGCAGTACGGTGTCTGAATTATCGTAAAAGAATATGCGATTAGATCCAGTATTTGTGTTGCCTACCAATCGCATGCCACTGTTGTTCAATCGAATAGCGCCCGCACCCGCACGAAGCTCGCCGTCATTTGCGGTCGCAGCCGATATTTGCAGTACGTTACTGGAACTGTATGTCTCTAGCCCTCCAGCGTTGATGACGACACGAGCGCCAGTTGCCGACGTCTGAATAGTGCCGCCAGTGATGACGCTGCTGCTTCCCGCGGTGATATTACCGACAATATTCGCACTCGTTGCCGTCAAATTGCCGAATTGATCGACGCGAAACGGGGCGTTCGCGGCAATCGCGTTGCCGGCGTAGATCCGAAACGTCTCTTCGGCGATCGGCACCCCATCGGCGTCAGTCAGTGCGTTGGTGCCGTCGGTGAGCGCTCGAACGGGTGCTCCGTTCAGCACCGCCACCTGATCTCCCGTGCCCGACGTCACCGTTCCAGCGATCGTTGCGTTGGTGGCAACGAGTGCGCCGGTTTGGCTCACGCGGAACGGAGCGTCCAGCGGAGTGGAGTCGCCCGCGTAGATGCGCCAGGTTGCGTCAGCCCCATCAAGCACGCCGACGTTGTCGCCTGTGCCCGCGGTGATCGTCGTGGCTGATGAGATGCGATCACCCGTAATGGTGCCTGCGGCAATGTTGATCGCGAGGATGCTCTCGGCCTGGATGTCGTCCGACTGCACCAGACGCCGTGGATAGAACTCGTAGAGAATGTAGTTGCTGCCCGTATTGCGGTGATAGAGCCGAATGTTCACTGACTCTTCGATACTCGGCAACTCCCACCTAGTACGCGTCGGGTAGGTGTTGACATCCACGGCAGCACTCTGTGCTGCCGCTTCGCTCGCCACGTTGGTCAGCGTTGCCGTGTCTCCGGAGACGGTAACCGGCCCGCTGAACCACTTGGTGTTGGTGCCGTCAAACGTACGTACGTAGAACGTCGTTCCACTCGTGACGCTGAACCGTCCAATCGTGAGTGTCTTATACCGATCCTCCAGGCTACGCGCCATCTCCGTCCAGCGATACGTGGCGTTTGAGTTGTACGTAACACCGCCTGACGTCGTGTTGTTGTCCTTGAGCGCGTCCAGTGTGGCAACGGTGTTACCAACACTGTCGCTGTAGATCGCGTTGGCGCGTAGCTCGTCGATCGACAGACTGACAAGCGTCGTGGTGCTGCTGCTAGCTTCTGCGCTGATCTGTCCGAACACGTCTTCGGTATATACCCAGAGCTGATACTCACCGCTACTGGTCACGGAGGCCGTGAAGAACTGCACCGTGGTGAACGCCGTCACCAGATCGACGCCACCGCGTGTCAATCGACAGCGGTAGCGCCGAAACGTACGCGTTGGGGAGTGCGTCCAGGTTCCTGTGAGCGTGGAGAAGAAGCCATTGAGTGTAACACTACTCGGTGCCACCGGAAGCGGGGTCACGGCGGACGCGCTCGCCGGAGACGCCGATACCTGGCCCAGCGCGTCGATCGCCCATACCTTCACGGCGACGGTCGTTGCGGGACTGCCATTGTCTGCCGCGTTCTGCGCGAACGAGTAGGTGAACGTGTTGGTGAAGCCAATGTCGCGGATCGTCGCGGTGCCGAATTGGATCTCGTAGCCTGCGACGCTGTTTGACGCCGTCCAGGTTGCCACCAGATCGGGAGACGTGAAGTCCGTTGTCAGTCCGCTCGGCGTCGCCGGTGCGCTGAGTGTTGTGGTCAGCGTCGCCGACGTGGCGCTATAGACGTTGTTATAGTTGCGTGCACGGAAGTCAATGTAGAGACTCGGATCGGGATTGTTCGTCGTGTCCTGGTTGTTCTGCGCCAGGGTATAGACGTAGCGGCCCGTGGTTGAGTAGACGGTGCGTCTCAGCGTTCCGCCACTGTTCGCATAGATCCGTACCTCTACGTCCTTGAAGTTGGCACTGGTGGGGTTCGTCCAAGTAAGGGTAAGATCTCCCGTCACTGGCGACCAGTTGCCCGCTGGGCTCGTTGGTGCAGCCGGAGGCGTGGTATCGACGGGCATGGTGGCGCTCGCCGACGCCGACCACGCGCCCTGTGCAGAGCGCCACACGGCAGCAACGCGAAAATAGACCGTGCTGCCAGGCGGCAGGCCGTCCACCGCTGCCGTCGTCTGAGCGCGTGCCGTGGGCATGGTTGTGGGGCTGCTGAAATCACTCGCCAGTGACCACTGCACGAGATAGCTCTCAGGTTCCGGCGCGTCGATCGGACGCCAACGCAGGTTGGCGACGGCCTGGGGCGCAATTGAAGTGTAGGCGAGGAACGTGCTGACGACGGCGAGGCCAGTCACCTGTTGCGGTGTGGGTACTGCCCCGGGAACCGTCTCAGTGTCGAGGGTAATCAGCGTTCCGTTGCCGGTGCGTGGCAATCGCTCGTCGATGCGTCGGGTTCGGCGCTCTGTTGTTGGCATACTACACCACCGTCTTCAGCCGCTCGGCGGCATAGAACAGATCGACACCACGCAGATTATACGGTGCTCCTGATGGCAACGCAGGTGCGTTGTCCAGAAACCAGAGCACCGACTGCGTTTCGTCGCCAGGAATGATCGACGTCGAACGTGTATTCCGGAACTCGTAGAATCCCACTTCGTTGGTGCGTTCGAACTCTGCGCCACCCACACCAATCGAGATGCCACGCCCACGAATAGCAATTGCGTCGCCCGCTCGTCGCTGCCGCAGCGCCACGCCACCAGGCTCGAACCATGCCTGCTGATCGAGCCGTCCGTAGCGTGCGCGATACGCGATCTGGCGCTTCCACGCTGGGTAGTTGGCCTCAATGCGCGTGTACGTCGCACTCACAATTGCAGCGAGACTATTAAGCCATGATTGCAGCGACGAGAACGAGGGGCGTGTACGCGCTACCTGTGGCACGAGCGTCGCTGGTGCGTCGGTCGCTGACGAGGTGTAGATCTCGTTGACGGTCCAACGATTGATGTTGCGCAATCCACCGCCATCCTCGTCAGGGTTGGTACGGTCGTACTGCACAATCACTGGGATCACCGTATCGGTAGCCTGTGTCAACGTGTGGATGAACGTCCACTCGTGCTGTCCTACGGCAGCTGGCACGGTATACGTGGCAACGGTGGAACCGCTTACCAGCAGGCTGATTGACTCAGTGGCCCCAGCATACTCGCGCTGCACGTAGCCTGTGGCAATGAGCGTGCCGTGCGCAGGCGATCGACGCACCGTCGCACGAAACTGCACATCACCCTGTTGAACGTATGGTCCGAACCGGCGTACCACGCCCTGAAATAGCGGATCATAGCGCGTGCCCATACGCAGCGTCAGATAGTCGATCGCATTGGCGAGTTGATTGAGGTTCGCCGCGGTGATCGCGCCAAAGGTGGGCACACCAGGCCATGAGTCGCTAATATCAATGTTGGTTAGTGATACTTCATAGATCTCAATCGCACCCCAATCTTCGGTGTCGCCACCTCCAGGGTTGAAGAGATCAATCTCCACCAACACAATCTGACCGTTGCTGTAGTTCTCGCCCGTGATGTCGATCGTAAACGTCTCCGGTTGTGGGTTGCTTGAATTCAGTGTAATTGTATCGGTGACGGTCGCGCTACCCGTCTGATGCACGCGCATAAATGCGCCAGAGAACGATGTGGAGACGACGATCGTGAGCGTGGTAGCGCCACTGACCATCGTAAATCCGCCACGCCAGATAATCGTGGGGTTCTGATCGTCATTCTGCGGCGGATTGCCGTAGCTCGAACAAAACGCTACACCGCCCAGGCGCGATGCCTCGGCCTGCGCCAACGCGGCGTCACGCATCATGTTGAGCTTCGCCGCGCTCAGCAGCTCGTCCGTGCGAAACAGCGGCATGTTGGCGGCGAGCGAGAGAATGGCCATTAGTAGCTGATCTCCAATGTCTGATTGGCCGTGTACGTTTGACCAACCACGTAGGTTTCGCTCACCGTAGGCAGCAATCCGAGAACTGGTGTGAGATCAATGCTCATCCAAGCCCCGTTTTCGGGCCTGATGCCCACAATGATATGCGGCTGTGTCGTAATGTTCCACAAACTGCACGTCAGGTCCACCAACTCGCCCACGTTCCTATCAGGATCATACGGCACACCAGCAAGCGTGCGAATAGCACCAGTCCCAGAATAGAAGTCCCACACCATTTGACACAACTGCTCGGCGTGTCGCCTACTCTGCACCCACGGGTTGTCTTCAATCTGAAGCGTGCGATCGCTTGCCAGGCCCGCAACACTCTGCGCGTAACTTGCCGAGCCCTCCTCGCCTGGTTCAACCGGATTGCCCACCACGCGAATCGCTTCGATCTGCACCGGCTCTGTAATGCCGATATTGCTGATCGTGACGGTCACGCGCTGCGCCGAACTGCTGTTCAGCACCACTGCTACACCCGTTCCTGGTGCTGTTGCCGTGCGAATGACGACGGCATCAATCTCAACCTGGCTCACCGATGCAATGGGATACTGCGTGTCCAGGTTGAGCGTAATCCCCGAATTGGCTTGTCCCACCGCAGCCAAGTAGCGTGGTTCTTTGTCTTCGTAGATCACCTGCACCCCTGCTACGCGCCGGGTAACGAACTGGCAGCCGACGGCACTCAGGGCCTCCTGAATGGACGCTCGCTCACTGATCGCCTGGAACGGTACCACGCTATTGCTCACGCGCTGCGCTGCCGTCTGGACGGTATCGGAGAACGTAATCGACGCGGTGCCAGATACCAGACTCACCGGGTTCTTGTAGCGGATCACACCCAGGCTGTCTTGGTACAACTGCCCACCCGCAGCACGCACCAGACGAAGCAGCGCTTCCCACGCGTTCTCGCTGGCAATCCAGGTGAACGCAGGGGCAATGAGCGCGGTATCACAGGAGTAGTAGAAGACGGCGTTGAGATACGAACCGGCCTGTTCATACGGCCTTCCGCCGCATTGCCACAGGGTGTAGTTGACAATGCCACCGGCGTAGCCTGTCTGTGCAGGATCGTCATTTCCGCCGCTCTCCGTTTTGGTGGCAATGGGCCGATCCATGATCAGCGGGCTGCGAATGTCCGTGCTCGCAATCACCGCACTCCAGCCTTCACACCCCCACGTGCCGCCCGACGCATCGCGGCTGCGCTCGGTAATCACGCCACTGAAGCGCGTGAGTTGTGCTGACGTGCTGAAGCCGTGCTTAATCCTGATGGGTGTCAGTGCCCAGGCGTAGTCGATCGCGTTGGTCTGCACCGTAATCAGCACGTTTGTACCGTCAGTCAAGATGTTCGTGCCGTCCGTGAGTTGCAGGAGTGATTGATCTGCCGTGAACGCGACGGTTGCCCTCGGCTCTACCGTGGAGCCAAATGCCAATCCTGACACGCCGTTCGATGATTGCACATCAATCGATACCGACGTTACGGAGCTACTGACGTCGATCCAGACGCCGCCCAGGCGTATCTCCACCTGCGTCGTAGGAGAGGTGACGTCCGCGCTGATCTGCGTTCGCGTCGGATCGCTCATACCTCCTCAACCTCCACCTGGACAGCGTAGAACGACGCATTGGACGCTACCAGGGTCTCTTCAAGCACCTCGTCACGCCGTATCGTCATCACCGTGCGCGAAACGCCCAACTCATCGACGTGCGTGAACGACGTGCTGAACGGGTGCGCTGATACCCAACTCGTGCGCTCCGCTTCGCTCAGCCCGCCACGCCGATAGCTCAAACGCATCTTCTCGGCACGGTACGATCGGCGCAGTTGGCCGTTCACCATACGCCGATCTTCGGCGACAAGCACAGGGGTGCGATCGATGGGCAGTTCCGGGTAGATGGTCGTGCCATTTGAGACAATCGCCAGCGTTGCCATTTACCCACCTCCCACCGCTGAGCGCGTCGGTATCCTACTCACCGCCCGCTCCACCGCGTTCACCGCGTCACGCACCGCTACGAGCGCTTGTGCTACCACTGCATCATACACCGCAATGCCCGTGGTGCCAACTGCGGCCCCAGTGGCAAGTGGTGCTGCATCAGCGGTCGCTGTGGTCGTTGTAGTTGCAGTTCCTGCCGTCGTCGTGGTTGGCTTGCCACCAATCTGGCCCAACAGATCCACTTGCTTCTGGAGTGATTCGTTTGTCGTGCCAATCGCCGTGTTAGCATCCTGTTGCGCCTTGAGTAGCGCCTTACCCGCGTCGTCTGCCGCGTTCTTGATGTCCTGCTGGAGCTGTACTGCGGCTTCTTGCTTGTCTTCCTCTTCCTGTGACGCAATCGACGCTTCGCCGCTCCCGGCCCGCTTCAGTCGCCGATCTTCAACCTCACGCTCCATCTTGTCAAGCGCAATCAGATACTCTAAGTTCTTGTCGCCATCTTGCCGCGCCTTGCGGATCTCATCGGCTCGCTGTGCACGAGCTGATGCAACCCGGCCTGCTTCGGCGAGATATTCCGCTGCGACGTCGGCACCCAGCGCATCGCGGATCTGCGTTGCCTCTAGGGCCAGCGCCTCATACTCCGCACTCGCCTGTTCGCGGATCGCCTGGTCTTCGATGTTCATGAGACTGCGGTAAAACCCGGCCCGATCCTCAAACTGCTGATCGCTGTAGTCCTGGTTGGCTTGTCGCCTTCGCTTCGCGTAGTCCTCGGTGATGCGTAGCAGCCGCGCCTGGTACGTCTCCTCGGCACGGAGCATGCTCTCCTGATGGCGCTCCGCAATGCGCTGTAACTCTTCTGCCTGATCGCGTGCGGCACTTGTCCTGCTGCCACCACCTCCGCCGCCACCTGTAGTCACGACGGTGCGTGGTGCAACAACTGGCGTGCTTGGCCCAATCAAGCCAAGCTCCATACCTGCCACCACGGACGCATTGCGTGCGGACTGCGCCGCCACGGCTAGGTTGTAGTAGCGGGCAATGAGCTTGTCGATGTTGCTGGTACTGTCGCCTAGCTTCAGCGCCGCCAATCGTCCCGCTTCGCCCGCACCAAGTAGGGCTAGGGCCGCCTGTTGTGCTTGCTCATCAAGGCTGAGATTGGCGTTCGCCGCCTCAAACATCGCTTTCGTGGCATCGGCCAGGGCGTCGTCAAGCGCTTTGGTGGCAAGCGTGCTCGTGTCGATGGTGCCGACTGCATCGGCTTGAGCCGCAGCCTGTTCTCGACTCTGGATTGCTGCGTTGCGCGTAGCTTCGGCTAAGAGCGCCTGCGCCTCGGCAAGGGCGTTTGACTGATCCTCGTAGTATCCTGCGCCATCCGTCAGTTCAACCCATACTCTGCCATAGAGCCGCGCTTGCTCCATGGCGCTTTCCATCGAAACGCCCGTCATCACGAGCGCCTGCATGTAGGTGAACTGCGCTTCATTAAGCTTCATGTTCTGAAGCTCGATGCGCTTTCCTGCGTCTTCTGTCGCTGCTGCCGCCTCGTCGATCGCTGCGCTGTATTGCTCGTAGGTTCGCGCTGCCGTGGCGGCAGCAACGTTGGTTTCAGTGGCTAGAATCTCGTTTAATCCGAGCATCACGCTCAGGAGGTTTGCCACCGGCTCAAACGCAGCTGCCGCCGACTGCCCAATCTGGGCAAACGTGTTGCCAGCTAGTGTGCCAAGCGTCTGATACGTCTGGGCTACCGTATCGGTGCGTGCGGCCAACGTCTCAGCCGTAATGCCCTGCTCAGCTAAAAGTGCAGTAAGTCCTGCGATAATCTCTGATGCGTCAGAGCTTTCGTTGAGTAGGTCGCGCACCGCCTGCCGTGGAAGGTTGAATCGCTCCACAATCGACGTGATGTCACCGCCAAACAACTCGCTCAGCGCAAACCCGGCACCCTCGAAGCCCTCGAATGGATTAACCACCGAGAGCAGTTGTGCCACATCATTAAGTTCGCCCAGATCGGCACCCGTGCGGTTCGCAACAAACGCTAATTGCTGCATCACGCCAAGGTTTTGCTCGAGCGAACCACCAAAGAGTTGTTGGTTTGACGTGGCCACCTGAACGATACGATCATACGCTTCTTGCGAGCCTGCGACCGCCCGCAACGTCGCCTGCATCGTCGTGAGTGCGTTACCTGCTTGTATCGCCTGTCCACCCAACTGCACGAGCGAGTTGATACTAAAGCCCACGCCAAGCAGGCCAAACGATGTCCCAGTAATCGCGTTCAGCTTGTTCAGCCGAGCCTGAATACCGGCAAGGGCCGCATCAAGAGCGCTCGTATTGGCGCCAAATACGACGTTGGCTTTTGAGACACGCGAATCCGTCATTGCTCATGCTCCCACCGATCCGCGAGCAGCACCGCGTATCGATCGACATCACTGAGACTGCTGGCAAGGCGCCGTCGCATCACGTGGTACTCGCCTTTGTCCTTCTGACGCGACAGACTGCTGAGGTGCCGCGCACTCTCTACGATGAGGTCGTAGTGGTACCGTGCGACTTCTGCCGCCACTTGATGATCATTGAGCCCATACATGTTTCGCTCCTGCCATTGCCGAGCTCGGAGCAACTGATGCACCGAGCGCGTTTGCACGAGACTCAACAAGCCACAGCGCTTTATCCACTCACGTGGGCTCGGGAGGGGCACTACCGACGAGGGCAGCAAGCTCGGCACGAAGGAGGTCGGGAGGGACTGGGCCCAGCCGCTCAATCTGCTGGTGGAGGTATTTGACGACGTCGTAGCCCCACGCCTCCACCACGCTGCTCGGGAGATCGGGAGGGTTGATGATGCCAAGGCGTACCTCCTCGACGACACGACGCCAATCGTCGATCGTCTGCTGTGGCTGCGGGCCGGGTCGCGGTGGGATCGTTGCCGCCTGCTCCGCCTGACGGCGCTGAGCATAGCTCCACGCTCGCACCACCACCCCGCGGTGCAGAAGTGTCCCGTCGGGTTGCATGATCGTCCACTGGGGCACGGGGATAGTCGCCGTCGCACGACTGTCTACGACGAGGGCTTGCTCGGACGTAATCAGCGTTGGCTGGGACTGGCCAGCCAACGCTGTCACGATCTGACTGAGAGCGAGATGGAGATCCATGCTTAGGCGTACTTCGTATAGGTGAGGGTATCAGCTGTCCAGTTGATCGTGTAGTTCGCCGTGGTCGCCGGATCAACGGTGCCGTCTTGCGAGCAAATGCACTGATCCCAGACGTATTTTTCGGCTGCCGTGGCCGTCCCCGTTTGTGCGCCAATCACCAGAGTGAACTTGAGCCTGGTACCCGCGTTCACCGCATCAACAATCGTTCCACGTGCCGCGCTCACGGCCTGATGCAAATCAATCGTGAACGATCCGGTGTACGCCACACCGCCCACGCTGTTTGTCAACGCCTGCTTGTTGATGTGTGGCCCACGAGCCGTCACGGTGCGGGTCGTGCTCCAGCTAAACGTTGTTCCGTAGGGCACCTCGTCGCCCGTCCCTGGCGTCGCGGTTGCGCCCGCGGCCTGCACGTACAGGTTGCTCTTCCACCCGTCGATAAGCGTTGCCGTTGTCCAAGACATGATTGCCTCCATACGCCTGACGGATAGTGTCCGCGTGGCGTGCTACATCTCTCGTGGTCACGATATGCCGTTGCAGCGCCGTGGCGTCTGCGGTGATCTGATTGGGATGATCCAGGTAGTATCCGATACGTTCCGTCCAGTGCCGTTCGAACACGGCAACATTCTCGTTTTGCCCTGCTTCCCGCAGCACCGGCCCGTACTGGGTGAGACTACCAATCACGGCACACCCAGCGAGTGCGGTTTCGTACAACTTAATCGGGCTCTTGCACGTGTTGAACGCGGTATGGGGAAGCGGGCACAAGGCTAGGTGGGCACCTACGAGTGCTGGTGGATAGCTCTTCAGATCTGGTATCCAATCCACGCGCTCGGTGACGAACGGCTCAAGATAGCCCGGCATGTAGCCAACCACACGCAGCCGGTACCGGCCCTGGTGAGTCTTCAAGGCAGACACCACCATCTGCCAATCGTGGTAGTGCGACGCGCCGCCCGTCATCAAAATGATCGGTTTGTCGGTGACCGGTTGTGGTGCGGCAATTGGCCATCGCGCCATGTCGAGGTAGTTGGGGATAATCGTCACGTTGGGATTGTACGAGCGAAGCCGTCCGGCAAGCGTCGTGTTCGTGCATACCACGCCGTCTGCGTAGCGAAGCATTGCCTCAAGGCGCACCTTCTGCTCATGATTCCACGGACTCAGATCGTCATCCTGATCGACCAGTACGCGCCGTCGTCCGCCTTCGCGGATCATGTCAAGCAGGCGCTTCGTCTGGCTGATCGGCTCGTTATCGTGCGTCTGGAGTCGTGACGTGACGACGAGCCTGGCTGCGTCGCGCTGCTCCTGCGTCGTCTCGCTATACGCCGTGACCGCCACGTTCGCAGCTCCGAACGCCGCCTTGAGGGGGACACTCAGCCGATAGTAGGCTTGTGCATACTCCTCCACGTAGAGGCCAAGCACGGGCGCAGGATGGGTGTCACGCTCGATGTACATTATGGTCGAATGATATTGTCAGACACGATGGTGTAGATGTCAGCAATGCGGTATTCGGTGCCGTCAATCAACGCAAAGCCCGTGCGGATCTCTTCGACGAACGCTTCACCCTGCGGTATCACCCCGTTTAATCGCCGATTACTCAGGTTCTCAAGCAGGTTCGCAATGGTGTCTGCGTACACTCGGAGATCACGCTCTGCCGTCTCGGTGTCCTGCCATTGTAGCACAAGACGGCTCATAAATCGCCAGTTGTACACCACGAACCGCCCGTTCATCGTCGCTTGTCCGACGTCCCGCGTCATGCTGTCGAGCAGGGTGTACATGATCGGTGTCGCGTGAATAGCGCGTGGTTCGTACGGCAGCGTGTCCACAAGGCCATGCACTTGGCCGTAGATGTTGTGGAGTGCTACGAGAATGTCGTCTGCGGTGCTCACGGATTGATCACCTTCTCAAGTGCCGCGTCAATCTCTCGACTGATCAACTCACGCGATTGATCAAGCCCGCGGCGTAGGTAGGGGTTGGCACGTCTGCCGCGTGCACCTTCGTGCACGATCCTGGCATACTCAACCTTCGTACCCACCGCTACGAGATCGTATCCCAGTTGCACCGTCGTAATGGAGCGCTTCAAGTTGCCCGTGCGAACTGGCGTCGTCTTTTTGCTGTTGCGCTCGACAATCAGGCCGATGCGCTTCAGCGTGCGAGCAATGATCGTTCGTGCACGCAGTGGATCGGTGAGCCTGTAGAGCTCATTGATGCCATCGATGCGGACAACTTCGATCGTGGGATCGCTCATTGCACGATCTCCTTGTAGCGCCGCGTGATGTTCAGTACCATCATGCGCTGGGTCGTCGTCAGGCCACCGATGTAGCGCACGCTCCCACCATCTTCGGCACCCTGGATCTCGCTGTACAAGCCCCTGTCCTTGCTGCGCCAGATATTGACTGCCACTTCGAGCGCGAGCTGCTGAGCCGCTGCCGGGGCCGGGCCGTAGCCGTAGACTGCCGTGATCCGGTACCACTGTCGCCCTGCCCACATGGAGCCGAGGATCAGGTATCCATCACGCTGCGTCCACTCATCGACCGTCTCTTCGTCTGCCGCGGGAACACCTGGGCGCGGAATGGCCTTGACTGCCGTGACGCTGCCCGCCTGGTGGATTGGTGGCTTGAGATATAGACTTGGTTGTGCCTGCGAGAGCACATCCACACTCGTTGCCGTGCCGTATGATGCAAACGCCACCGGGGCCAGCGCGTCTTCGACAATCGCTTCTGCCCGCTCCAACACGTCACCGAGTATGGCGTCCAGTGCCGGGGCGACTGTCACGCTGGGTGTGGTTCCGCCCGTCAGGTTGTTCGCACTTAACGCAAACGCGCTCGCTGTCTTGCCGCTGCGAGCGCTGAACACCACGAGATATGGGCCGCCAGCCTTGCCGTAGACGAGGAGTGGTGCGGCGTCATTCACCGTTGCCGCGACGGCAACGAGTGCGGTTTGCACTGTTGCCGCCGTCGCATTATACGCAATTGCCGCCGTGGTGGAACTTGCATACGCCAGGGTATACGTGCCGCCACTCGGACTGCCAGTGACCGTGATGCGCTGTGCAGCGATGTCCGGTACCTGGTCGAGGTAGGCGCGGAGATCCGCGGTTGACAGTCCGAGTGACATGCTAGAACTCCACTACCGTGACGTGCAGCGTTTTGGACGACGAGGCCATGATACCATAGAGCTCGTCGCCCGGCGGAATGTCGATCGTCACTTCCGTCTTCTTGCTGGCGGGAATGACGTAGCCCGTACCGGCCACCACGGATGCCGGTCCAATCGTCACATCACCACCCGTATCAGCGCTGTAGATGTAGATCTTACAGCCGTTCGTGGCGGCCTTGTGAATGAGCGTTGCCGCGTCGGTAATTGTGACGTTTTTGGAGACGATCACGTCACACCTCCTACGCCAGACTCCACGTGATGTACGCTGAGCCTACGAGGCCTGCGACCGCTCCACTGGCCTGCGACGCCGTCACGAACTCGGTGCTTGCAACCTTGCGGCTCATGCGTCCGTTCGTCCCGGCGTGCGTCGCCGAGTTGAACACGCCAGCCGTCGCAGCGCTCACACCGTCAATCAGGGTATCTGAGAGCGTTGTGCCGTTGGCGGCCACGCCCACGTCAATCGTTGAGGCGACTGACGAACCCGTGGTGATGTCGATGGCGATGTTGTGCACGATGATCGACGCGCCCGCCGGGTTAGCCCACGACAGCACGCCGCCCGCCGCGGTGCCAGCGGCCAGGGCAACTTTCGTTACCCTGGGCAGTCCGCTAACTACCGCTCCGTTCTGAATGGTGAGGGTGCCGCCGATCACCCACTCACTGCCGCCCTGTACCTGGTAATTGTCGGTGTTGTACGACATTTAGGCCTCCGCCGGGCTCACGGTGTCCGCTGATGCTGCGGTCGTGCTGGCTGCCGCAGTTGGTGCCGTCCGGGGGCCGTAGAGAATGGCGAACACTTCACCAAACGCGCTGTTCGCCGTCGCACTGGTGCGCACCGCCTGAACGTAGCGCTCGCGTGGCTGGTGCACGCTCACCACGAGGGTCTTGCCGTTGAGGTCACCAGTCACCGCACAGGTGGCCGATGCCGACGCTCCGCTCAGTGCCGCCATGCCGCTGTCGCTGTTGGCGGTGTTCTGCTCGGCCTTCAAGGTCACGACGCTCGTAGCGGTAGAGGCAGTCACGGTGGTCACGAAAATGACACCGTCCCAGTTGGCCATGTCGATGATGGTGCTGTTGCTGTCGGTGTTGTTGGCCGCGGCCACTGCGGCCCCGACGTAGCGCACCTCAGAATTCTTCGCGAGTTGCATCTCAGATTCTCCAATCTCAGGAGGGGAATATTGATCTTCAACCTCTATATATATTAAGATTGAAGATCAATATTCGCTCCGACTAGGCGAGCTTCAGACGGGCGAACGCCTCGGCCAGAACCGGCATACCATCACACTCCGCACGGCTGATGTAGCCGACCTGGCTGGTCTTGGCGTACAGCTCGTAGAGCACCTGGATCTCAAGGCGCATCGCGTCGGCAATCCAGTAGTAGCTGAGATCACCAATCAGCGCCACGTACAGGCCCGTGGTGAACGTGTTTGGCGCGTACTCAGACACGACGTACGGCACATCGACGATGGTTGCGGGCAGGCCGCTGCTGACACCACCACCCGGGCCAAGGCCTGGCGACCACAGATAGTTGCCGTTGCCGTCCTTGAGCTTGCGGATGCGAGCCACGGTGTCGCGGTGCATGATCCAGCGCGTGTTGGGGCGCCCCCAGTAGGCGGCCTTCAGGCTGTGCTTGGTGTCCATCAGGTTATCGGCCGTGAAGGACGTTGCGGCACTGGATGTGGTGTCGCGTGCCGTGGTGATGCCCTGAGCTGAGGCGGTGAACAGGCCCAGCGGCTGCTGTGCGCCGTTGCCCGTCATGAACGCCTTCTCCTCGGCGATCGCGGTCTTGTAGGCGAGACGGTCGCGGATCACCTGCTCGATGTTGATGCGGCTCTGGTTGATGAGACGCCGGGAGATCAACAGCTCCTTGGCGAGCATGTTGGGCTTGAGCGAGCGCTGCCCGGTGCGAGCGGCGGTATCACGGCTGATCGACTGCACCTCGGCTGTCCAGTCCGCATCACTCGGATCGACGTCCCAGCTGGGAGCGACGAGCTCCGTGCCAACGTCCAACGGCCACACGGTGGCAAGGCGGCGGATCGCAACCTCGTCATCGACGAACTTGATGAACTGGTTGAGCACCGTAGCTGGTGCGACCAGGTAGCCGCCTTCGGCGTCCGTGGTTGCGCTCAAATCCTTGAGCTCGGCAGCACTCAGCGAGCGGGTGCCGTTGCTGATCGCCTTGACGTACGCATTATACGCACGAGTCTCCGCGTTGGCATCGGCCTGGGTGCTCTGACGAGGGGTGCCTAGACGGTTACTGGGCTCTGCCATGCCATCCACACGAGCGCGTAACTCAGCCGCTCGTTCGGCCAACTTCTCCTGCTTCTGTGCCTCTGCCGTCTTCGCGTCGAACGCAGCGAACAGCTTCTCAAGCTGCGCCTCCTGCTCTGCGTTGACAGTCTCCAGATCAAGGATGCCCTTAATCTGCCCGTAGATCTCGGTTGCCTCGTTGTAGAGGCGCTGTGCCACGCTCATTTCGTTCCTCCACGCAGCAGGGCGAGGGCCGCTGCTGCTGCACGTTGTCGATATTCCAGACGATGCTTGTCCGCCATCTTGGGTGCCAGTTCGGCGGCCCATTCCTGCGATACTGCATCGGTTGTCGCGTCCGTCTTGAGCATCACGTTGGTAGCTCCCAGCTCCAACGCAGCCTCCGCAATGTTGTTAATCAGCTGCACGTCCCGGGTACTGTGCCGCGCTCCGGCCTTCACCGCGATCTTGACTGCTTCAAGCAGCGTGGTAATCGGTAGACTGCGCCGTGCGACCGTCGCACTGTTGGCCCCAAAGAGCACGTCGCTGGTTTCGAGTAGCCGGATCTCCCGCAGGTTGCGCACCACGCCGAGTGGCGCGTCTGCCCGCTCCTGGTAATCGTAGGTAATCGCATTGAAGGCAAACGACATCTCTAGGGGAGAGCCACCACGAATGGCGGTCAGTACCTCGTTTGCCCTGGGCGTATCGAGATAGCGCCGGGTGACTTCGGCCCCACCCGTGGCGTCAGGAGCGCGTACGAGCGTTTCCGCCGGGAGCTGGTTTCGGCTCACTTCGCGGATGCTCTCGATGACCGCGATGGGCGGCTGCTCCATGTCGTGCTGCCAGAGGTGTAGGATACGGTCGCCACGCTCGCGCATGGTTTTGCTCATCGCACCCGGGTAGATGACGTCTGAGTAGCTATCGATGTTGCCGAACACTGAGAAGATGCCCGTCACGGTGCGCTCTTCAATCATGCTTGGCATCAGCAGACTGTTCTTGTACTCGCGTCCAGGGCTCACACGGCGCTCCTCATTCCCGCTGTTGCGCTCGGCCCAGGCCATGGCGCGTTCGCTCTCGCGTCGGCTACCACCACCCCACAAGGCGTGGGCCACGACGCCAGGACTAGGGTAGTCTGGGTGATCGGGGTTGGCAGCCGGGGCATCCAGATCCACCATGTGCCTGGCAAACCATGCGGCCATGCGACGCGCCTTGTCGTCGCTTACCTGCCCGCGGGCCATCGCCCGCGCTTCGTTCACCGTCTGCTCTGTCACACCGTCGCCCGCCTTGCCGTCGGCGTACCACTCCAGGCCGCGCCGTGCGTTGGCCTGCATCCACGCGGGAGCGTCCAGTTTGCTCTCGGCAGCTACCGCGCCCGCCTTGTTCATGCGTGCGACGATGCGATCCAGCGCCTGGCGTGCCCGCTCTTGTACTGCTTCAGGTACGTCGGTTTGTGGGATGCGTGAGGCTGCGGCACGCATGCCCGCGGGCATGGCCATCAACTCCCCATCGACGACGTCTGCGAAGCCGAGCTTGTAGCTCCCGCGCAGCTCGGGGCGCTCCGCGTCGTACACCAGAAACGCTCGGCGAGCGTAGGCGACGTCTGGATTGTCGCCGCCGAAACCGGCCCGCTCGAACACGCGACGAGCTGCCGCGTCGCCCTCCCAGGGTTGGTCGGGGCCTATCGGCAGATCCGTATCAGCGCCAACTGTCCAACGTGCCATAATCGCCTCCAGCAAAACGCCCACCGTAGCAGCGGGTTCGGTGCTAGGCGGGCGGCGGGCTCAATGAGCCAGTGTAGGTGGTGTGACGCGGCAGATTACCCGCTGCCGCTCCGGGTGGATCAAGCCTCAGGAGCTTGCGCAAACTATAGCACATTATCGCGTCGGCTGCAACAGCGCCTGGCGCTCGCGCTTACCGCGGCGCTCCTGCCATTGAGCCAAGCACACCGCAAAGCGCTGCGTGCGATCGGGATACTCGGTCTGCATGGTCGCATCCTCCATGCAGCGCTCCATGTAGCTGATACGATCATCCCCGCTCTGTGGTGTGGGAATTGGCATGGCTCTCTCCTCGTGCAATTCTCCGGATCATGCCGCGTGCGTTCGCCATGGCGCGGTCGTGCGTTACGTGCTGCTCGTCGCGCACCCGACGCGCCTGGAGCTCCAAGAGCCTGGCGGCTCGGTGGAGCGTCTCGGCAGCCCTGAGAAGTTCGCTGCGACTAGGCATCTGTCAACACCGGAAGCAGTGCACACCGACAATTCGGGTGTGCGGGTGGCATCAGGCCCTGGAATGGCGTGCCCAGTGGCACGACGGTGCCATTCACCGTTCGACAGATTGGGCAGCAGTCCGGCTCAGCACTCCACTCCATGCGATCCACTTCTCCACTCTCCGTCCACGCCAGGATGCTGCCCTGCGTCCAGGCTCTTGCCGACTCGGTGACGGCAATCGTTCGAGCGCGCGCCTCGCTGTGGATACCGGCCAACTGGACGATCTCTAGCGCTGCGGCGTCGTAGCTGATGCCCTCCGAAGCCATGCGACCGACGATGCTACGGATCTCCTCGCGTGTCGTGTCCGAGATGCCGCGCACCTCCAGAGCCAACAGGTGCAGCGTCTCCTGCACCTTCGGGTTCTCTAGGTCGAACGCAAGGTCAACGCCGATCTGCGTGACGGCGTTGTCCCAGGAGCGCTCAATCAGGAGCGGGTAGAACTGACGCATGATCTCGGCGATGCTCTCGCCGAAGTCGAGTGGGAGTTGGTCTTCGAGTGCGCGAGTTGCCATCTCTGGCTCAAGCGCCCGAAGGGCATCAGCAGCACGCCGATACTGCTCACTCAGATAGCGCCGGATGCGCCGTGAGATCGACATGGCGACGTCGTCGATCTGGGGTGGCACATACTCCCGCGCCGGGGTGATCGACGAAGCCGGGGCAGCACGCTGCTCCGGCTCTTCAAGCTCATCTTCGTCGTCAGGGCTATCGTCCGGCTCATCTGGGTTGTCGTCTGGGTCGTCTTCCATCTCATCTTCGAGCTCGTCCTCTGGCATCTGCTCTTCTTCGGGCTCTTCCGGCTCTTCTGGCTCAGGAGCTTCGAACGACTGTGGGATCAGTACCAGGTTGGCGGGCATCGCGTAGACATTGCCGTAGGGATCTTCGGGTAGGCCAAGCATGCGCCGTGCTTCGTTGCGCGTCATCAGTCCGGTTGTCCACTGGTTGATGGTGCGTTCGCTCAGCGCGTTCTGGTTCTCACGCATCGCGGCGACCTTCGAGAGATCGTACGCAACCTTGAGCCCCACCGGCTGGGCGAGTGCCTCATCAATCTCTTCACTCCACGCGGCCCAGAGGGGTGTGAGTGTCTGCTGCGTATACGCCTGGCGTGCCTCCGCGTAGTTGCTGTAGGTCGAAGCGTCCAGGCCAGCACCGATCCCCGCGATAATCGGAGGGATCCGGAAGGCTGCCGCAATATGCGTTTCGGGAACGCGCATCAGTGCTTCAAACGCCATTTCCGACATATCGAGCGAGAGCCGCTGGAGCGTGACACCCTCCTCAAGCACGGCCACGCTCCCGCGCTGGTCGCCGCCGTAGCGCTCGCCCCACTGCTCTTTCATACGAGCGACCGTCTCATCACTTAAGAACGCGCCGGTTGGTGTGGTCAACACCACACGCGGGGTAGCGTCGTTCTTGAGCAGCGCACGAATGTAGCGGATCGCTTCATTGCCCGCATCCACATCCGCAGCGACGGCGGCCAGTGGTGGAAGCGCGTGCCAGGGCTGCGACAGATCAACAGACGGCCAACGCAGGTGAATGACGTCCTGCACGGGTACAGGGTAAAGCCGTGACGTGCCGTCGTCATAGTCGTACCGCTCGATCCACATGGGCGCGTTGGGATCGGTGTTCGGAATCGGGATCATCTGCCCTGCGTGGTAGGGCCAGAGTTCGATGGGCTGACCACGCCGGTCGCGCACCACGTGGAGGTATGCGTTGCCGCCAACGGCAGCGTACACCGTGACGATCTGCATCAACTCCCGCTGGCTCATCATGCCATTAGGACGTCGCAGCAGCCGGGCGAGTTGCCCCTGCTCGATCATCTCGCCCTGGGGTGTGTAGAGACACAAGGGCGGCTCGGCCATATCAAACGAGAGCACCGACACACACGCGAAGACCGATGCGTTGCGCTGGTATCCGTCGCGGCTCAGCGCCCGCCACGAGGGTTCGAGAACCGTCGTGTCCACCCACCGTGGCACAATCGCCAAGCCACCCGCTTTGTAGAGCAGGCGGGCGAGTGCGAACCTGGCGCGATCGACAATACCCATTCAACGCACTCCTGCAAACCGCGTACGGCCCAGACCATCATACGCCATGGCCAGGCTCATCACACAGTCATCATGCCCGCCCGGCGGTGCACCGTATCGCGTGCTGCCGCTTGGCGTGCGATCAATCTCATAGGCTTCGAGCTCATCGAGCAACGGCTCGAACTGGAGCAACTGAAGCTCTCCACGTTCTAGTGCCAATGCCAACGCATCAATGATAACACTTTTGCTGGCGTTTGTCGTCACGAATGGCTTGACAGGAAGCCCATCGCGAATCAACATCTCCACGATCGGCTGCCCCATCGCGTTCACTTCGGCGACCACCATGCTGGCCCGCCATTGCTGCACCAGGTTCTTCAGTCGCCCGCGTTGCACCGCGTACTCTACCTGATTGCTGCGATCGACAGCCACGACCTGCCGTGTGGTTGCGTCGACGACCGTGAACACCGTATAGTCGTTCGAGCGGCCCCAGTCTGCGCCGATGACGTAGGTGTGACCATCGACACGCTGGGTGCCAGGTGCAACGGTCGCCGCTGCGCGTACACCTCTGAACACCCCTCCGCCGTCTTCGACGAACTCCGCAAGCCACTCCTGGCGAAACGTGCGATTGCTCACACGCTCACGTGCCAACTCAGCGGCTTGCTTAATCGACGGGATCGGGTTGGCGCTGGTGGGCGCTTGAAACGATGCGTAGCCGGGTTGTCCCGCTTTACCGCGCTGCCACTCGCGCCAAAACCAGTTGCGGCCCTTCGGTGTCGAGATCAACAACACACGCCCCGAGCGATCGGCAAGCGTTGGGAGAATGACGTCGGTGTACGTCTCTTCGCGCACCATGGCGGCCTCGTCGACAATCACGAGGTCGAACGCTTCGCCACGGATCGACACGTCGTTGTCGGCTGAATAGATCGACAGGCGGCCCGCGCCCAACGTCACGACGCGCTCGGAGCGTCTGACGTCGCCGTGATTGCCCACGTGCATCTCAGCGAAGCGCCAGGGGCTACGTGCGTTCTTGTAGGTGGGCACAATCCACGCGACGGCTCCGCCATGCGCAGCGCGATGCAGCGCCAGGGTGCCGCCCATCAGGGTTTTGCCCCAACGACGTCCACACGCTACGACAACGGTGCTACTCGTGCTCAGGCTTGTCACGATCTGTACTTGGTCGTGCCGCAAGCCCGGCAGCCGCAGCGGCGTAGTCGTAGGTTTGGATCTGGATTGGCCCGTTGTTCGGCCCACTGATCTGCGTCTCCACCGTTTCGCGTTGGTTGAGATACACCTTGCCTAGCCAGATGAGCATGGTATCCGAGCCCTGATCGGCGCGTTCGAGTTGCTTGCGCCGAACGCGAACGCGCAGGTTGGCCCGGCCATTTTTTAATTGGGTATCAAAACTGCGACGAAGAGCCATCTCACTGATCTGACACAGCGCCGCGATCTCGCTATCCGCGCAGCCGATAGCGGCGAGTTGCTCGATCTGCTCAGCAGTCAAGGTGGCTGTTTTCTGTGGTCGTGCCATACCCAAACTATAGCACGTCCGTCGAGCGAGTGCAACACAAGCGCAACACGTTTGTTGCGCTTGTTGCGCTCGTGTTGCACAAAAATGTTGTTGCGCTTGTTGCGCTTGGGGTTTAGGGCATTAGGACGCGGAATATAAGCGCAACACGAGCGCAACACGTTGTTGCGCGCAACAAGCGCAACAAGCGCAACAAGCGCAACAAGCGCAACAAGCGCAACAAGAAATATGTGCAGAGTAGAGAGTATATAAGGGGTTTTAGAGATATAGGTAGAGTACCTATAAGAACGTTATGGTAACTTGCGCTCTTTCCTCAACCTGGTACAATACCTGCGGCTGGATCGTATCCAGCTGCATGGTTGACAGGATAGGCAAGTGGACATCCAGGCGAAGTCGGGCGCGGAGGGACGGCACACCCTCCGCGTTCGCATTTGTAGGCAACAAAAAAACCCACCGTTGCCCGGGTGGGTGCGGGAGCCGTCGGAGGGGAGGAGTGGAGAACACCACCAGCTCATGAACACACGCTGACAGTATAGGACTAGGTGGGGAGTGGTGTCAAGCGGCGTGAACGATTAGGCGCTTCCACTGGCGCAGGAGATCTTCGACAGGTAGTGTTTCTTCAGGATAGATATAACTCCCATTCTTCTGATCCCAAGACAAACCCGTCACATAGCCATAAATTATAACGTTCTCTTGCGGCTTCAGATCGGCCAGTATGTGGTAATCCTGTCCAACCTTCTTTCTCATGACTGTCCACCGAAGAATGTTTACACCCACTTGAGCTGATGCCACATCAATAGAAATCATGCCACCAGGAAGATGAACACGAAAATCATCAGAAGCACGATTACTGGGTCGTCCATAATTTGACGCATGGACGAACAGGCTGGGCACTTTGTTCTTGAAGAACTCCGTTACGTGGTGCTGTGTAATGAAGCCTTTTATGGCACGCCACGAAGATAATTCTCCATGAAGATGATTTGTTGTGTCGATGTACGGCATTCGTAGCTGTAGGTCATGTAGTGCCATGGCTTCAATGTCTTTGTCGTATGCTAGCATTATTGGCATACTTCTCCTCCTCACATTTTACGAATTGAAACTGAGACTAATAAGCCGGTTGCACTTTGGACAGGCGTGTCCGCTAACCTCGTCATAGATTGACACGCCAGGATCAGCTCCCGCATCCTCGTCAACCATGCGCCACATATCAGGTGCGACAACTAATACTGTCCTTGCGTCGCATTTTGGACAGGTTCCTTCTTCTGTCCCGACCGACCATGTAAGTTGAATTGATGCAAATCTTGGCATACTTCTCCTCCTCCACGAAACAACAACGCCCGACGTCAGGGCGACGCGGGCGACAAGCACAAGCCAGGTTGTGGTACAATACGTGCATTGCAACTCCTGATTGCAATCGAGCCCTGGGCCGCTGCGAACGGCGCTAGGGCATTATTATACCATATTCACGCAGGTATCCGATACACCCAGACGATGTCGTCGTATCTTCCCTTCACGTGTCGCAGATCGTACGTTTGGACAAACCCACGCTCGCGCTCGGGCAGTGTTGCGGTAAGTATGTCCAGGTGGCTGATGTCTTGCACGTCTTCGATGACGAGGATACCGCCGGGGGCGAGCAGCTGGCGGTAGGTGCGTACCACAAACTGTTGACTCTGGAGCGTATGCGGCCCGTCGTCAATGATGATGTCGAATGGTGTCTCCGCTTCACGCTCCAGATGTTCGAGCATCGCCACGGTGTAGGCGTCGCCGATGAAGAGTTGTCCCGGGTTCGAGCGAAGCCGCTCGCGGTTTTCGTGTGTGACGGCATAGTGCCGATCGATGCCGTAGATCGTGGCGTCACGTAGATAGTGCTGCCAGAGTACCAACGAACCACCAGACTGCACGCCAATCTCTAGGAGTGTGCACGGGGCGAAGCGAAACGGCGCGAGCAGATCGGGGTAGATCTGCTCGTAGCTGTGGTCGGTGGTTTTATCGGTACCATGGGGAAACCCGTTGATACCGAACGCCTGGATAACGGCAAGGAAGTCGTTCATAACTACTGCTGCCGGAAGATGCGCTCTTCGAGACGTGCAATACGATCGTCCATGGCCGAGATGCGTCGATCTAGCTCGCTGTGTGACTCAGCGATGGCCTCCCCGATATCCCTGCCAATGTCTTGCGCCAGCTTGGCGAGCCGCTTGTCAAGTTCAGTGTTCAAGCCTTGATTGATACTCTGGGTCTCGCCGGAAATGGTTTTACGAATATCGGTAAGGATATCGGTGGCTAACTTGTGCAGTCGCTTATCTAGTTCGCCGTTGAGACTGTGGTTGATGTTTTCTGTTTTGCTCGTGTTGTCCTTGATGTCGCGTCGTAGGCGCTCCAGATAGGGGAAGAGTGCGCCCAGAGCTGCAATGGCAATCGCATAGGCCAGCTGCTGCCAGCTGGCGTCCGGTGGAATGACGGTCACGGGATCCATTGCGAATTAGTCCTTTCGTAAATAGGCGAGAAATGAAGAGGCTTCAGACAATTTGTCAAACCACCACTGGCGACCGTCAGGATGCAGTACCATGGCTCCCGAGCCGGAGCCGTGCGACGGGGCGAAGCCAAGTTCGGCGGCGTAGTGATCGGCCAGTTTATACGTGCCGATGAGAATGGCGTGGCGGAGGATGCCGTGGCGGAGGAACGGACGGCAGACGGTGGCAATGTGGGTGTGGCCGCCGATCGACCAGTCGTAGTCGAGCCCCATGCGCTCCCACGATACCTCAAGGCCGTGTGTGACGTTAAACACGCTGCTCCCACGCCAGCGGTGCCGCACGCAGACGGTGCGCGTCGTCTCGCCAATCTGGAGCGCGAACACCACCTGCTGGGCGTGGTAGAGCACGGTGAGTGGCTGTACCAGATCGCGGAGCCTATCGATGCCCGCCAGTTTGGTTGTCCAGTTGTCGTGGTTTCCAGCTACCACGACGAGTAGCTTCGACGACACGAGACGCAGCCACGCTTCGAGTAAGCGCCACTCGTCGTCAAAAGCGACCGCCTGACCACGCTGAAGCCCTGCGAGTTTGCCGATAATCCAGTTGTCAATCCCGTCACCGACGAACGCGGCGTACATGCCCTCGGTCGATGCGACGATCTCCGCGTCCCGGCGAATGGCGGCGTAGTCCGTACCCGCGTTGCCGATGTGCAGGTCGCTTAAGAACGCCACGGCGCAGGGTGCGGATGGCAGAATGACGCGCTGGAGCGTCGGTTGCCGTAGGCGCTGTTGCTGCTCGTCAATCAGCCGTTGCCAGACCGCGTGGGTGTCGTCGTCTGTCGCATCCTCTCCGAACGACGCGCCAATGAGTGTCACGGCGTCGCCGCTCGTGATGCTGCGGGCCGCATCCTCCGCGTCCGAGCGCGTGGCGTACACACCCACGGCTCTTCGCGTGCCGTCCTCGTAGACCGCTCTCACACGCCACTGGCCGTCACGTCGTTGTTCGATGGCCAGGCGTCGGAGCGTCATAAGGCCCTCATCCTGTTAGCGAGGCCCGCGATCGACTGCCCGTAGCTCGTCCCGGGTACCGCCCACCTGCCGTTGAGCGCTCCCAGGGTTGGAGCGATGCCACGCAGGTTGTTGGGGAGCGGGCGAACGCTCAGCGCGTAGCTGATGCGACGGCGCTGCACGTCATTGGCCTGCTCGTCAGTCAGCGCGTAGGCGAGCAGCCGGCCCAGGTGGGCAGCGACCGAGAGGTCATCCCACTGGGCGAACGAAGCCCCTTCGTACCACCGACCATCGCGATACGCCCAGTTGCGCCCTGGCGACATACTCGGGGTGCCAGGGATGCTGCGCCCAGTGACACCAATGCCCGCCGGATTGCGCCGCGGTCGGTCACACCACCAGCTGGTGAGGCTGCCTGTCTCGTGGGCACACTGGGCGAGGGCGAGGAACCAATCAATGCCGACCTCTTCGCCTACGCGCTGGTACGCACTGACGATCTCTTCAATGGCCCAACGGGAGTAGAGCGTGGAGCGTGCTGTGAACCAACTGACGGCCTGTTCGTACGTGCCGAGGGGTTGGCCGATCAGGGGAGCGTCGGCGGTGTAGCGCGGTTCGTTCGTCTGGTAGACCGCGTTCACAAAATCACTCCAGCGGAACCCGTGTGGGTCGGTCTTCCGCCCCGGGCTAATGTCGAGGTGGCGCACCAGTTGCGTGCGTGGGATGCCGTAGCGGCGCACGATGTCACGCGCCAGTTCGACCGTGGCGTCAAATTGCGCCTGTGGGTAGGGATCGACACCGTTGTTTCGGTTACTGAGCTCGATACCGATTGACCACGGGTTGAGGTTCTCGCGCTTAACACCGTCGATTGTCCACGCACTCTTGCCCGCGTGCCACGCGGTATCACTCTCACGGACAAACTGATACCCAGCGCCGGTTTTGTCAATGAGGTAGTGGCACGAGACCGGGTTGAGCAGCGAACCGCCACGCTGCAACCAATCGCGATCACCCGGGAACGTGCCCGCCGTTGCGTGAATGACGAGCACGCGGATCGGCAGCGCCGTCCGGCCAGGCGCAAACGAATTACGTGTCATTCCTGTCCACGAAATGTTGCTCATAGAGCAATTGTAGCATGTGGTGCAAGAGCGCGTCAAAATTGCTCCAAAATTGCCCGTTTTGCCTACTTCACAAGCTCTATTTATCGTGCTATAATAATTCCATTGAGAGGGGCAATTACTGAGGAGACATCACCATGAACTACACAATGACCACCGCCGAAACCGCCCGCGAGAGTCTTTTCAATCAGTCGTGGATGGACTTCTGCGCGTGGGAGGATGGCGAGTGCCTCTTCTGGCTCGATAGCAACGACGAGGTCATCGCCTATGCTCGGTTCGCGGACGGTGACCAGAGCCACACCTACCTGACCTTCTTCGAGGTTCGGGATCGCGGCGAGGGCATCGGCAGCCGCATCATCCGCGACTACCAGCGCATCAATCCAGAGCTGGACGTGGTGGGCGACATCGACAGCCGCGCGGCACGCCGGTTCTGGGCCGCGCTCGGATTTGATGTCGAGGGCGTGGAGACGATCCGCTAATCTCCAGTCGTGCAGCGGCCCGCAGGCCGCCCCACCGTAGCAGTCGGTGGCCGTCAGCAACGTGCTGACGAGGGCGTGGAGGAGGAGAACATGGATCAGGAGCAGCAGTTCATCAGCCAGTTGCGCTTCCGTCTGGTGGACGTTGTCAAGCGCATGGGTAGCGGGCGGGCATTTGCCCATAGCGGCAACCCGTCGTTGTACGTCGTGACGTGGTCGGTGGATTGGGCAGAGAGTGCCTGGGACGCCAACAACTGGGCGTTCGCCCAGGGCCTGTTTCGCGGTCGTGAGTTCTACGTCTCGCCCGAGGCGATGGTTCCCGCCGTCGACGATCGGAATAACGGATGGAGTCAGTTGTACCGTATCGCCGACGGACTGACCCTAGCCGACGTGTTTGCCGGTCAGTATCAGCCAGGAACGTCGCAGCTCGATCCTGTACTGGCTGCCGAGGACGCCGCCAAGTGGCGGCGTCAGGTCGGGATGGACGCTTAATCGGATAGGCTGGTTGCCGGTCGCCCCGCTCGGCGACCGGCCAGTTGAGGAGGAGGAGACACATGAGCACCGAGCGAAACTTCTACATTCGGCAGGACACCTACAAGGGAATTCCCGACGGCGAGCCCTGGATCTCGTCCGCTGTTCCTGGCAGTGAAGACGACAAGGCGCTGTCGTCCGGGTGGTTCACCCGTGACGACGGCACCCAGGTGAAGCTCGATGGATGCAGTCCCATCCGGGTGTGTGCGGAAACGGCCCGCGCGGTGGAGGATCGGCTGCCGGAGTGGCACTGTTTTTGTGCCATCTGTGGCGACAACGCATCATGGCGCGATCCTTCGTAAAGAGATGCAGGTTGAGGAGGAGAACACCATGGACACGGATAAGACGGGGCTTGAGATTGTACGCCTGTTCGATGGCAACGCGATGAGCGGGTTGTCCATCGAGGAGCAGCGGCTCATCGCGGCGCTGCTCAAGCAGCTCTGCGAGGCGCTAGAGGAGCGCCGGGCCGAGTGGCGCGGCAAGAAGTTGGTTCCGAACCGCAACCGCGTACCGGCGACCGAGGACGCGGAGATTTTGCAGCAAATCGCTTCGCAGATTATCTTCCGCGACGCCGTCGCCGCGTTTCCTGAGCGCGTTGAGGCGGTCAAGGCAAGCGCCCTGGGTCGGCTACTGGCCCAGGCGGTTCTCGATACCAACCGCATGGCGCCGAACTACGACGACACGGACACTTGGTGGTTTCGCCAGCGGCTTCAGGCGATCCACTGGGGCATCACCAGCGAAACCTGGATGTATGCCAAGGGTGAGTCTCGCCTACCGCACGACTGGCTCACGAGTTGCCGGTAGGAAGCAGTCATACGCAGCGCCCTGGGCACGACACCCAGGGCGCTTGTAGGATAGAACCATGTTCAATATCTTGTCATACGGGGGGGGCATACAGACCATCGCGATGTGCGTGCTCGTGGCACAAGACCGCCTAGAGCGTCCTGACGCGATCATCGTCGCGGACACGGGCCGCGAGATGCCCACGACGTGGGAGTATCTGGACGGCTACGCTAGGCCGCTGATGGCATCAGTTGGCCTAGCAATCCATCGCGCAGGGCATGAGCTCGCCACCGTGGATGTGTACGCGAAGAACGGCGACCTGCTCATGCCCGTTTATACCGGAACCGGCAAACTGCCCACGTTTTGTTCTGGGGAGTGGAAGGCCCGCGTCGTGGAGCGCTACGCTTCGCGCATACTAGGCGCAGCGCCGAAGACTCACCTCAACTGGATCGGCTTCTCGCTTGAAGAGAAGCGCCGCGTGAAGTCGCACGACGGCAAGCGCTACCCGCTCCTGGAGTTGGCGTTGACACGCTCCGATTGTGAGCAGATCATCAGAGCCGCCGGGTTGCCGATCCCGAGCAAGTCGCGCTGTTGGATGTGCCCGCATCAGCGGAATGATGAGTGGCGTGAGGTGCGCGAGCGGCCCGAGCTGTGGCAGCAGGCGATTGCGCTTGAGCAGGAGATCCACGACGCCGACGAGCGTGGTGGCGTATGGCTGCACGGCTCGCGTGTGCCGCTCAGCCAAGCGCCGATCGACGACGATGGCACGCCAGAGATGGTGCGTCAGTGCGGCCTGGGGCTGTGCTACGTCTAGTCGATCCAACACAAAGCGCCCTCCCAGCGGAGGGCGCTTTTTCGTGCGCTCATGCCTATTGCGTATCGCCCATATCGCGCAGCCTGCGGCTCAGCGTGCTGGGAGAGATATCGAGCGCACGCGCCAGACCGCGTAGGCTGATGCGCCGCTCGGACACCTCCAGCAACACGTCGTCCGGCACCTGCGTCAGTTGTTTCAGCGCGTCTGAAGCCTGTGCCTCAGCGTGAAACGCTCGTTGCTCGGCCTGTGCCAATGCCTGACGCAGCCGCGCCACCTCTGGTTGAACCTGTGGCACACTATCCGGTACGCGGTGCAACAGCAGATCGGCGACCAGGAACGCGACCCAGGCGAGTGGCGCGCCGTGCAACAGCGCCAGGGCGATGTTCGCCCAGAGTGGTGCGGCGTCGAGTAGCGCCGGTTCGCGGTGAAACAGCCCCGCCAGGGTGTTATAGCAGATCGACACGACGACCGCCCCGAGGCTGATCCACCTGGCGCGGATGCGCTGGTCGCTCTGGAGTTGTACGACGGCTAGGCTGATATAGGTTGTCTCAAACGCAGCAGCCTGTACCAGTGCCACCCATTGTGGCACAAATAACCGGCTGAACTCGTACACACCGTAGGATGCTGCCAAGGCGAGCATCGGGAGTGGTAACACCGCGAGAACGCTTCTCCACGGCTTCATATGACCTCCGGATGCTCGAACTCCCCATCAACCCCTACGCCATTAAACAGCGCCAGGCTCACAATCTTCGAATCAAGCCACGCAACGCGCATGGCGTTGCGAATGTATCGATCGAGCGGCCATATCGCACGACCGCCCCAGGTGTGCTGCGTGTTAATCGTTGGCGGCAGCAATTCGGGCACGCGACGCTTCTCGGTGGAGCGCGACACAAACACGCTTGCGCTTGGTGGTTCCTGCGACGTGTCAAACGTGACGCGCATCAGCTCGTCGTGCCATTGGACGAAAAATGCGTTCATTGGGGCATACCAGATCTGGAGCATGCCGCCCAGCTGGCCCAGCAGTGGCAGCAGATGGCTCGCGTAGAGCGGATGATCCTCGGCTCTCGGTAGTCTCACAACTGCACCTCCTCGTCGTTGAGATATGCACATCGAACGATGCCCGGGAGATTGGCCTCAAAGTTCCAGGTCTTACGCATGACACCCTTAATATAGTCCGAAACAATTACGTCGTGATGCATATTTGGAACGTACGCCGTCGCCCGCGCAAAGGTCTTTGAGATAAACACTTTGACGTCAGGATAACCCTGAATGCCAGTGTCGGCGAGGAATATGTGGATCGGCTCCCCTTCCCAGTCGGCGAAGTACACTGCACCGTCCAGCAGTTTTTTGCTCCACACAGTAGATTTTCCGGTAAGATTTTCCAGAAATCGACGGATATGCGATTCAAATAGCGTATTGAGAATGTCATCGCTCACAGCTCCACCTCCTGCACGGGTTCGCCGTGTCTGCTAATCGTAAACGTCCTGGGCGTCGCTGGCAGCCCCAGGCGCTCCCTGGCGGCTGCCACCTCGGCGCTGATGACGCCGTTGTCGCCCTTGAGCACCCCGCGAATCTGTCCCACGCCCCACTCGTTCGTCACGAGCGCCTCGACGAGTGCCCCGCGATCTCCTGCCGGTATCGCACGTTCTGTCAAGTTGTTGGGCGCTTCGGGCGTCTCAACAACAGCAGACGGGCTGTCTGGCCTGTCTGTCTGTGCCATCTGGGCTGTCTGGGGCTGGGGCTTGTCGTAAAACGCGCTCGATAGCGGTGCGTCGATGCCAAACGCTTCGAGCAGGGGGACTACGACGCGGGCGTAGACAATCGCGCCTACGCCGAGAGCGGCGAGCGCAGCGTAGGCGTAGGCGAGAGCATCCATTAGGTACCTCCTACTTCTTGAGCAGCCACTCAGGGGCAACGTCGCCGCCAACCACCAACACGACGGCGATCAGCCAGGGCAACCCGGCGATCACCACCAACGGCTCCCAGTAGGCCGCGACGTTGAGTGCGACTGATGCCAACAGCGCGCCGACGTACACGATCCACCAGCGCCGATCTTCGCGTGCGAGCTCGATACCGCCCCACTGTCCCAGGGTTAGGCCGAGTTGAAGCGCCAGCGCCAACGCTGCCTGGGCCGGTTGCGCAACCACGTCGCCGATGATCCGCCAGGGCTGCCAGAGTGGTACAGCCTGGCCGAGCACGCCGTAGAGTGTGCCAACAGCGCTCAGGGCGATGAGACACCACATTGCCGAGCGCAGCACGATGGTCAGCGCCTGTGCCGCCTGTGCGCCGTCGATGTGCGCGGTACGCAATGGCCGTGAAACAGTGCGGTTGTTCATGGTGCCACCTGTACCACAATCTGGATTCGCTCCATGGCCCAGGCGATCACGAGCGGCAACAGAATGATGAACGCGAGCAACTGTCCGATGCTCATTGGTGCTCTCTCCTCCATAGTCCCCTCCTCCTTAGTCATTCGTGATCTGCCACGCGACGTAGCAGATGATCACGGTAGCAATCGCCACGATTAGTAGCCAGTCCACTACTCCTCCTCGGCGAACTGTTCGAGTAGCTTCAAAAACCCCAGTACCGCCATGCCCACGATCAGAATTGAGCCGACCGCGTACCACTCCTCCATATCTACTCCTCCTCCAACTTGAGCAAGTCGCCCGGCTCACACCCAAGCCAGACGCAGAGCCGTGCGAGATCTTCCATCGGCAACCGGCGCAGCTCGTTGCGCATCAGTCGATCCACCACGGTGCGAGATGCGCCACTCTCGCGTGCAATTTGACGCACGCCGTAGTAGCGAAGATCGGCTGCACCACGTTCCATTGCCAACTGTTTCAGTCTGTTCCGTACGTGTTTCATGACTGCATTATACTGTCTCACGGGCGGTACGTCAAACCTAGTGAGACAATCGTATTGCCTAGTTGACACGACACAATAACTGTGCTATATTTAATGGCGTGAGGGGCAATTGACTACGGAGGGCATCATGAACCTGGCAATCACCGGACGCAACCGCCGCAACGTCGAACTGGAGCAGGAGCACATCATCACCGCTGTCAACAACGCGCTGGAGCGCGTGGGCGACGATGGCCGCTGGCGCAGGGCTATCGAGAAGGCCGCGACGTGGCTGATGGCGCAGGAGGCGCTCGTGTTCGACGGCGATCACCAGGAGCTCATCGGTGTCAACAGCGCCACCGGCGACCGCGTCTATACGCCGACGCCGCTGAGCTGTCAGTGCGAAGCGTTTGCCAAGAACGCCCCGTGTTGGCACCGAGCCGCCGCCCTGCTCGTGAAGCGTGCCGCCGAACTACAGGATAAAATGCACCTTGAGGACGTGGCGCTTCGCCTGGCCGCGTGGCAAGAGCGCGGCTGGGTGCCGCAGTCGATGGACATTGTCGAGGTTCGCGGCGAGCGGCTCGCCAACTGGCGTGACACGCAGGGCCGTACCTGGAGCGCCGACCTGGCCGCCAACGAGAACTACGTCGTGTTGCCGCTCCACTGCCGCGAGATCGGCCAGCTGGCCGCGGAGCGGTTGGTGCTCACGCCGCAGCGTCTGGGGCGGGCGAGGGTGTGGATCGCCGATATGCTCCAGTTTGTGTAGTCAGTCGATAGCCGGGCGGGGTGCTGAGCCCCGCCCCAGGAGGAGTGGAGATGCCAGTAACGACGTACCGCGTGGCGTTTCTCTTGGGCCACGAGCTACGCGCTCCAGGTGGTGGGGTTATCCGCAACGACGAGTGGGCCATTTGGGCCGTCAGCGGATTGTGCGGAACGTTCTACAGCTACGGGATCGATCCCATGACGCGCCGCGCCATTGCCGTGTGGACATTTTCCGTAGCGGACGCCAGACATCACGACTTTATCGCGCTGTGCCGCGGCCAACGCGGCATTGAGTGGGCGCACCGGCTGGGTGAAGGGCCAAATCAGCTGATGTGGATGCTCCGGCCAGGTTATCGTCCACCGCATCGTACGGATGACCTTCCGCCTCTGGAATGGCGCCATACCATGATGATCGACGACGTGGTCACCAGTCCTGTCTGGCCCGGGCCGGGGTACGAACCGGCATGCAGGCTCGACTACTATCTCCGCGATTACGCGGCGCAGCTCACGGTGCAGCAGTGGTACGAGTGGGCCAATCAGTTGTCAAGATTGAAGAAGAGTGGAGTATGATCACCTTGCTTTCAACCGTCGTTGCACCGAGCTTCTCGGCAGGTGCGTTGGTACTCACGCCCGTGTACGCCGACCAGCTGCCGGGCTTTCTTCGGGGTGTCACGCGCAACCTGCATACGTGTTGGCACACGGAGGATGTTTTGCGGATGCATTGTCCGACACTGCCTAAGGTCGAGCGTGGCGATGGGAAGTGGAACGGAGACACGGTGGCATTGGTCGTTCGATACAAAAAAGATCTTGCTCGGGAGTTGTGGTTGAGCGTCGAATTAGATTGTTTGGAGGCGGTGGTGGTAGAGTGGAAGCCGGAGGCGATACAACCGTGAACGCAGCAGAGATTATCATTCGCGCAGTCAAGCACGGTATCCGATTTCGGATGCAGCGCATTGTTCGGGCAGGAGAGCATTTGGAGGTCACGGTATGCGATGGAGATCTGGAGTGCTCTCGTAGGATGTTCATTGACGATTCGCCTGAGTACAATGACATGGTGCTCGCCACCATAAAGCCCCAGGGCAACCTGGGGCTTTTTGCTTGCCGTCCAATCACACCACCACGCCCATTCCCGTGCGTCCTAAGCCCGCCTAGCGCGTCACAGGCCTATATCTCGCACAGCCCTGCGACACAGGCGAGCTCCTGAGCTGCGTTAGTAAGATCCGTCAGCTCGTAGTGGTAAATGCGGGAGAAGTCAATCACCGGGAACGCGGCAGCGCGGCGCTCGTACTCCTCGCGGCTGATCTCCACGTAGGGCATGTTGTCGTACATGGCGTCCGAGGCAGGCAGGAACGACATGCCGCCGAGCACATGCCGATTGTCCCACACCCAGTCTTTGAGCTCCTCCACCTCGTGCGGTCGGTAGGTCACTGTGCAAGAAGCGTTATGTTCAGTCCAGGCCACTTTGTTTTGCAGCCAAATGTCACACTGCTCAATAGCGCTATGATCATTCCGCGTAATCGCACCCTCCGGGGAGCGAACGGGGAATTGCACCACCCACGTGGTCGCGTTCTCCGCGGTCTGCCCGTTCTCGGGCACCATGGGGACGTTGGCGTCACGCAACACCTGGTAGATGGGCGAGTGGGTAGCTACACGCACGTTGCGGATGTAGTAGGGCGCCCAGCGGGCGTGCAGACCTGACGAGCAGTTCACCAGCTGCGACGTGTTGCCACTGGGCTTGACGCAGGTGATCGACGCGGACGGGTTGATGCCGAGCAGCTGGGCGTAGTGCACGTTCGCCGACTGTGCAACGGCGAGCAACTCCCGCTGCAAACCAAGAATGTGGGGCGCATCCATCTGGCCGGTGATATCGACGCCAAGTAGGCGCTCCTCCTCACAGTTGCGCTGCCACTGCGGGCGCAAGCCGGGGAAGTGGGTTGCCATCGACTGAATGGTACCGATGATCGTCGCCACCTCCACCTTGTCTGCCATATCGTCGTAGGTGTCACCGGCACGCGCAATGGCCGCGCTGAGGTTGCACAGTTGCATCGATCTGAGGCTTATTTCGGCGCAAGGATTACAACCGAACTCCGCCGGTTTGCGCCGCTCCGGTCGCCAGTCGTTCGCCGCCACGCGGCTGAAGAACCCAGGCTCCCCGCGCCCTGAGCGCACCATCTCGTCGAACTGCGCTTCGAACTGTTCCCACGTCGGTTCCTCGGCCCAGACGACGGAGTTGTTCGCGTTCCAGCGCTGCTCGTTGCCGATCAGGTTGTCGCCGCTCTTGCACTGGAGCATCTCGTTGTCGCCCTGAGAGAACAGACTGATGAGCGCCGTACGACGCACACCGCCGCTGACCGCCGCATTGCCCACGGCACACATGATGTCGTGCGCGTCGATCGGGCGCAGCTGGCTACCCTGCCGTGCCAGGATACGTGAACGAACGAACGCGAGCATCGCACGCAGCGGCTCGGGGCCGCTCGCACGACCGCCCTTGATGCGGAGTGGTGTGCCAGCTGGGCGAACCTGTGAGAGATCGAACTGCACGTCACCACCGGCGAACCACGTCTGGAGCCCCAAGCGCAGGGCCGCGGCCCAGCCCTCCGTCGTGTCTTCGACCACGTGCGTTTCGGCGAACAGTCCGCGCTGTGGCAACACCTGCGGCAACTTGGCGACGTAGTGGCGCTCCACCGAGTAGCCCACACCACAGCCGGACATAGAGATAATCAGCGCCTCGACGAACGCATCCAGGCTGTCCACGGCCATGTAGGCACAGTTGTAGATCGCCAGATTGTTGCGCCGTGCCGCTGGCCCAGCCATGGCAAGCAAGCGCATCGACGGCATCACGCGCATCTCGCGGATTGACTGCGCAATGCGCTCGTACGTAGTGTCTGGCAATCGGCTGCCAGACAGTTCGCGGAGGTAATCTACGGCGCGATCCACCGTCTCAACCCAGGTTTCGCGCCGACCCAGATCGTAGTTGAAGCGCGAATACTTGTCGAAGAACTGGAACTGTTGCAGCGCCGTGGGGAAGAACTGGCTGGACTCGTGATAGGCGTACCGAACGTGGATGGGGATAGGGCGATCCATACAATCCTCGTGATAGGGTTGACGCGGCGAATATGGATCAGACCCCTATAAATATAATATATTGGGGTCTGATCCATATTCCTCAGGTTTAGCGGGCTCGGGTAGCGCGATAGTTCAGGACGCGATCAACGTCATCGTCGATCGCCTGTTGTTCAATGGCCCAGCCCAGATCGGCCTTTGCAGGGGTACCATCAGGCCATTGATACGTGGTCACAGGTAGTCCGGCCTCAATGAGTGAAGCGGCAATCTGTGGGCCTCGCGGCCGTGGTGGAGAGGGCATCGTAGGGATGGTTTTTGCATCAACGCGCTGCTGCATCTCTGCTCTCCACGTCTGCATAAGTGTTTTCGTTGTCGATGCGTTGGGACATCCCACCAGATCGTTGTCGAGCCATACGACAATCTTCCGTGGTTGCACAGACGCGAGTTGCTCTGTCCACGCAGTGTTCCACGCCACGCCGCCGCCAGCAACGGCAACAACTGATGGTTCGAGTTGCTGTGCGAGGAGGCAGTCAACCATGTTTTCGCAGATGACCACGGCACAACCAGGAGTGAGTGAGTGCGCATTATACAACACGTCTTTACGACTGCCACCAGCCGTGAGCCATTTCGCGTCAGTATCCTGCGGTAAATAGGCCCGTCCGTGGAGTGCGACGCATGCCCCGTTTTCGAATACTGGGACAATGAGCCGAGGATGCGTGCACCGACTGGATGGCAGCACGCCAATGCCCAGGTTGTACCGGATAATCGTTTCGCGTGTGACCGGCTTATACATGCCCCAACGTAGAAACCGATCGGGGTGTGCAGTGTACTGAGCAATGAGTTTCGCAGGGTCAAACTGCCATGGACGAGGCGTGGGCGGAGGAGCCGCAGGGCGTGGAGTATATCGCTCCGCCTGACGCCACTCCTCGCCCAAGTGTTTGGCCAGGTTAATGAGCCCACCGTTGTTGCCACAGACGAAACAATAGTACCCGGAGGCGCAAAACGAAAAATGTGTCTGTCCTTTTCGTTGCTCCTTTCCACAGAATGGGCAGTCCGTGTGATACCGACGGTCGCGCCGTTCGGTTGCCTGGAGTTTTCGGACAATCGTATCGAGGAGGTCACTCATGCCGCCACCTCCTCACGGATCGATGCAATGGCATTGAGTGCTTGGTAGTGCGTGATGAGGTTCGCCGCCGTGCCGCTACTGAGCGCTGCGATCTCGTTGCGCGTCATATGGCGACCTGCGAGCGTTTTGAGATAACGAGCCTGGGCGTCGGTGCAGGCTCGTGTGTGCCATCCGCTGCCCTTCGCGGCCAATGTCTTGGACGCATGTTTTGCGGCAAGCTGCTCTCCGCGCCCAAACGCATCGTCACAGGCAATCTGCCGCGCTACCCACGGCCCGCCAGCCGTGCGCCAGATGGCGTAGAGCTGATTGTCCTGAATAGCCAGGATGCGCTCGATATTGTCGTTGCCACGACCACAGCCGAGCGTAAGGAGCCCATCGCGCCGATGCCAGACAAATGGCGACTGCTCCAGATATTGTAACTCGCGAGCGACAATCTGGAGGTCAAGCCCATCGGCGTGAAAATCGTCGCCGTCGAACGTAAAGCCTACCTGCGTAACCCCTGGCTCTTTCGATCCGCCAAACTTTTTGAGCAACTCCTCGCGCGGGATAGGGCAGCCGAGGATATCGCCGAGCATTGCCACGTTTCGCGCGTCCGCCGGCAAGTAGTCCAGAATGAGACAATCGGTTTTACTGGTAGTTGGCCGCAGCCCGCGACCAACCATCTGGATGTACAGCCCGTCAGAGCGCGTAGGACGTGCGAGATGGATGCAGGCAATTTCCGGCACGTCCAGCCCCTCCGTCCACAGCCCACAATTGACGAGCACCTCGTATTTGCCATTGCGAAAATCGTCGAGAATACCGCGCCGAATAGCCTTGTCCGTTGTGCCGTCAGCCGATGCCGCAGGAAACCCGGCAGCCGTGAACGCATCGGCGAGCTCGTGAGCGCCTTTGACCGACGCAGTGAATGCAATCGCTGGCCGTCCTGCACCATACTCACGATGCGCCGCAATCACCAGTGCGCGGCATGCAGCGGTATCGAACCGCTCGGCCAGTTGTGCGCTCTGATAGTCACCGGCTGTACTCCGCACTCCAGTCAGATCGATCTGCGTACTAATCGCCAGCCACCGAGGCGCAACCAGATAGCCCTGGCGCACCAAATCAGCAATGCTAATCGTAAACGCGGTTGTACTAAACGCATTAGCAAGGCCCAGTTCATCTCCACGCATGGGCGTAGCCGTGACACCCAAATGACGCATCTCCGCATTTGCTGCACGTAGCCCGTCACGCACGCGCAGGTATGCCGGAGCAATCGCATGATGCGCCTCGTCGGTAATCAGATAGTCAATCGGCCCGTGCGCCAGTAATTTGTCGAGGTGCGGACAGCGATGGTCACGCTGATAGCCGAGCGTCTGAACGGTCGCAATGGTCAATTGCCGATCGTATTCTTTGCGCTCGCCCATCAGGATGCCGACCCTAGGCACCGACTGCCCAGGTGCTTCGAGCCAGTCACTCGCAACGACCCGAAGACGCTCCAGAGGCTGGGTAATCAACTCCTCACGGTGTGCCAGAATGACGGCGCGTCCACCACTCCTCAACACGTCGGTGAGTAGTTTGGTGAAAATGACCGTCTTGCCAGCACCCGTTGCCGCCACGCCCAGCACGTCGTGATGGTGCTGCCATGCCGCATGCACTGCGGCAATCGCGTCCTGTTGGTACTGTCGTAATTCCATATCCTCCTCCTCATGTACTCCCATGCCCGTATTATATCATACGCGCCATATATACGTCAAACAACTACGCTATACGGGAGTGTCGGAAGTTGAGGAATATGGATCAGAGTCCAATATATTTAATTTATAGGGGTCTGATCCATATTCCTCGGGTTGCCGAGTCGGTACGATAGCCGGGCCACATGCAAGCGCAGGTTTGCCGCGGCCCTTTACTGGCGGGTTGCCTAACGTCCATGCAAACGCAGCAGCGAGTGCTTCCAGGTAGCGACGGGCGGCAGGTCGTTTACAGACGCCAGCTCGCTCCAAATCGGCAGATGAGATATAGCCCTGTGCATCGACCTGCTGCATTGCGATGGTAACGACGTCGGGCCAACGATACACATCCACACCGGGCGGCGCATCGTACAGTTCGTGCAGTGAAACCAGTGTCACGGGGATGTTGGGCAGTGGTAGGTTCGTGAGGAGCCATACATCCACTGGCCTACGCAGTGGCCGTACGCGGTGTAGCGCTTGGATAAGCTCCGCCTCTCGGTGTTGTTCGAGGAGCAACTGGAGGTCAGGGTCATCCCAAAACCCAGAAACTGGATAGGCCCAGGGCTGACCAGCATAAGGCCGGTCGCGAGCTGTCCAGGTTGGTACAAATGGCGACGTACGGCGCGAATAGAGTTGTGTGGCAATATTGACCAGGTCATGCAGGGCCGGTTGTGGAGTACCCACGACAATCAGCGCATCGTGGCCCTGTAATCGATTGGTGCCACGCGAGCCATGGAAATGGGCCGCGTTGTCGGCTCCGTAGCCAAGTCGGCCGATCATCTGCTGATAGGTCACGAGGGCTGGGTTTTGGTAGCCGTAGCGCTGCGCGATGTGCGCAACCTGTTTCCGGACGTGGCTACTCTTTGCCGTCTCGTCTTCCGTGACCAAATCGCGCTTGGTGTTGAGTGACGCCCAGACCTGGCGGATGCGACCCTGCAATTTGACGTCCGGTGCGACGAGCTGAACCGGCCTGCCAAAACAGACGCTATACAGATCGGGGCTGCCTGTCGCATCCAGCCAGATAACGTGTGGCGGCATCTGTTGTGGTGTCCGTCTGAGTAGCAGCGTCAGCCCCTCGGGCCAACACTGCACCCGGCTGACACATGGACGACCAGCCAGCGACTCCGCCGCCTCTGCACCCAGGAGCGAAAGCGTTTGTGCGACGTGTCCATAGGGGAGATCCTCCATGGTTTCGGGCGACCGAAGATCTGGGGCAGCAAACGCATCAGCCTGTACACTCGCTGTTGCCATGGCCACGAACTCAGCACCGCCCAGGTGTTGCATCAACTCGTCTCCACTGATTACGCGACCGACGTGATCGCTCGCGTGCTTGAGTCGCTGCATCAGTACGCGCTGCGGGCCATCGTCCAATCCGTTGGGTACAATAAATGCCGTCGGAATCCGCCAGGTATGCAACATGGCGCGTAACGGAAGCTCGTCGCCAATCATCAGTGTCATGCTGTCGCTGAGTGGGTGTGCAATCGCGTGCTCGTACTGACCAAAAATGATGGGTTTGGGCTGCCGTGCCTGGCGATGCCACACACAATCCTGATGCACATAGGCCCATCCACACACGCGATCGTTGGTGCAAAAATCGATAGCCTGATAGCCGCGCTGCATCCATGCCGATATTTGTGGCGCATAGCGACACGTCTGCCCTACACCCTGACCATTGCCCAGGGTGCGCGGCTGCCAGCGCTGCCACCACTCGCGCTGCTGCATCATCGGTGTAAGATCGTCCCAGAAATCGCGACGCGGCCCCAGGAACATCACCCGCCCACCCTGCGCTGCATGGCGCTCCGCCACCTCCACGGCTAGCGTGGTTTTTCCGAGACCGGCAGGAGCCGCAATCAACAGCACATGGCCCGGGTTGGACGTGTTGAGGTACTCGGAAATGGCGTTGCGGATCACCTCCTGTCCCTGCTCAATCGTGAGCGTACCGTACGTCCTGGTGTCTGTGGGTGCAGCAATAAGCCCTCGTCTGGGAGGGCTATGGTCAGGCGGAGGTGTGAGGCGCGTAGTGGGCGTTCGCTGTTCCGTCTCAGCGAACGCCCGCGCAATAACATTCATCCCTCGTTATCGGACACGTCGTTAGCATCGGCCGCACCAGCGGCATCCATGAACTCAATCGCCCCGCGCAACGTCGCATCGTCCCACGCCGCAATCTCCTCACGCGTCGGCGGCGACACATCTGCACCACGTCGCTTCGCCTCTTTGTACGCACGACGCAGATCATTCACCAGCGCATCACGGCCAGCCGGCGCAGCCAGGGCCTTGGGTGTATCGACGATCTCGCCCGTGGCATAGTCCACACGAGCGGGCCGTGCATCTCGAACGGTATCGAGCTCGCTCTCGTCCATCCAGCCCAGACCGACGATGCTCAGCGTCACGCGTCTCTTCGCCTTGGTCTCCGCCTTCATGAGCGCATTGGCGAGCGCGTCGCCCCTGAGGTCGGCAATGCTCACGACGCCCGTGCTCTCGTCACTACGCCCATCGGGAGTCGTGGCGCGAGCGGTAACGATGTAGACATCCTCAATCCGCTCACGACCGGCAATGTTGATGCTGATCCCGTGAATTTTT